TTAGCGTCATTGACGCTCTTAAGCTCTTCGATTGTCCAGCGATGCTTACTCATGCTCTTGCACCCCCTTCCATAACAGGCTGGTCGGCATAAACCGACTGCAACGCGAATTCCATAGCGGAGATGACCTGTGCGATTGAGGGCGTAGGCTTACTCAAATCGCGGGCATATCCGCACCTGTCGTTCAGGTGGGTAGTCAGGGTGTCCCTGACCTTTCCCTGTACTCCCGTTATTTCCAGCAGCCGCCTCAGATCGTCGTTGACGTCTTTTGCGGGCAACTTCTTGCGGGGGTGGAACAACAACTCGTTCCGATACTGAGACAATGTGCTGTCAACAAAGTGCAGCGAAGATGTATCCATTTTATTCTCCTTTCTCTAAATCTGCTTGTAAGGCCCAAGTGTGATAGACAGGTTGTAGATATAATTACCACAACGCACACATTCGTCGTTCTTTCCCCACAAGCCGCTTGCTTTCATACCGCGCACGCTGCCTGTATAATGGATAGACGGGTGTGTATCGCACTCGTGCTGGGTAAGCTCCTTTTGTTTCATGCGTTTTCTCCTTTCGTTTTTATTTGTTCTGAATATATAAAAAGACAGTCGTTCCCAAATGAGAACAACTGTCTTGAATATGATGATGTGACTGAAAACGGAGATAAATCTCCTTATAAAAATATCTTCGTAATTATACTACTATACTACCACAATTCTTTATAATGTCAACGGAAACGGTACAAAAAAAAGAAGCCCCCGAAAGAGCTTCTTTTTAAGTTAAGGTTATTCGTTCTTTGCAGTCTTATCGGCGATACCATCGAAGATGTTGCCAACAACACGGATTTCGGTGCCGAGCAGCTTACAAAACGGAACAAAATGTCCGTTGTCGTAAGCCTCGTCCATCAGCTCTGCTGCCGTTTTTGTTTTCAAAGACTCACTAACCAGCAGGCCAAAGGAACCATTTCGGAACACAACCGTGTTCTCGTTGAAGAGAGGAGTGGGGCGGAATCCTTCAAAGGTCTCCACGATGTCTCCTTCGAACACCTTTGCGCCGTCCTTGTCGATGATGCCGGTGTATTGTGTTACGGTATCCGCGTAGACGCCGCAAACATCGCGGCTTTCAGCCGTGTCGGACAAGTACGTGTAGATGATGGCGAAGTCCTTCGGGCTATTATGGGGACGTGCGGCGCCCCCGTAGACCCAAATTCCCGGCAGGGGTGCTCCGGTTGCCATGCGAACTTTCTCGCCATGCCGACGGACCTGACCACGAAACAGGATTTCTTTCATTTTTTTCTCCTTTCAAAGCTGAGGTACTCCGTGAAGTTTGTTCCACGTGGCTTTTTCCATCCACGGACCGTCAAAGCTGTCGTCAACGCACTCAATTCTGAGGCAATTTGGACAAACAAGACAGTCAACTGCTCGCTTCACGCGACCCGTCTTGAACCGCATCCCGTTCTGCACAATCTCCTCTTCCATCACAAAGTAGTTTGGTTCGAGGGCACATTCACAGGTGGGACAAACGCCGAATGGGTTTGGGGCCGGTTTGTAGGTGCCGTTGTACTTCTGGATGTTTTCTTGAATCATCACACGATAATCTATCTCTGCCATCAGAACCGCACCTCCTCAAATTCAATGACCCATACCCACGGGTTTCCTGCCCACTTCGAGAGAGCCTTATGCTTCGGAATAGTGCCGTCCCACAGCTTAGTGAACTTATCCTGAAGGGACATGATGTTCTTGGAGGAATCCTCATCGCGAGTGACACCCTCCTTTATGAAGTCCTCTTCGCTCATGTCATTAAGCCGGTCCAACCGAACATCCGTCACACGCAGAAAAATGCGTGCAGCCTCCTTGGGCATATGGATAGATGGCGTCCAGCGAATGAGAGAGCTTACCTCAGGGGAGTTTTTCAGGTCCTCGTCAGTGTAGTCGGCCTTATAGAGCCAGCGGTTCTCGGCGCAGGCACAGGTCGTTTCGCGAACATACAGGATGTCTCCCTTGTCAAACGGAGCACAGAAGCTGCGAATGACGGTGTTCTCATCAGCGAAAGCGGCCACGAGACGTCCGTCTCCGTCGCGATACAGTCCATCCGCTCTCTTTCCCGCGAAGTGGAATGCACCACGGCGAGTCACTGTCTTGCGACCCTCCCGGATGGCTCGAACCATCTCTCCGTTGAAGATAATGGGCTTGGGATTTTTGCCCTTAAAAGCATCAGGGTCAAAGTGGACACCGGCTTTCTCGCGCAGTTCCTTGCAACGAGAGCCACGATAGATGTCCGTGTCACACTCTTTGACAGGACAATGTGAGAGGCAGATTCGCCGCTCATAAGGTTCCTTTCTGGGCATATATTTTCTCCTTTCTTTTCCTCGGCGGGGTCATTCATATTCTTGACAGCAAAGGTCGTAGACCTTATGCAGCGCAGCCAGCGCCGCCTCAGGAATATCCTGAGTGTCCATATCAAACCATTCGCCGAGCAATCCGGTAACATCTCCAAGGAACAGGAACTCGTCGAACACCTCTGACGGTGTATTGGTGCCTTCTACGCTTACCTTGCGCCTCTTATGTGGTGCAGTTCCGCGACAGGCATCCAGCGCGTCCTGCAGGAGCGATATCGCACCCTTGGGAATTTCGCTGGTATCCATTTTCAACCAATTCGCCAGAGTCTCGATGACATCATCGATGAACACATAATTGCACTCGCAGATAATTCTTGCCATCTGCAAATGTCGAATTGCGTCCGTTGGGATGTCGTCAATGTCGTACTCGGTGAGCTGCCTCTTCAGGCTCTTTACGACCTCATCGCGGGACAAAATCTTGTTTCTTCCCATGTTGTTCTCCTTTCTTTTTTTGCGGATTTCAACTGCTCTGCCTCAACGTATCAGGCACGGCACCGTAGCTCTGTGCGGCTGGGTAGGCGGGAGGGAAGGGGATAGCCCCTCCTCTCGCTACCTGAGCCACCACGAGGGTGCTAATGCCGCCAGAGGGCGTTCTGTATTGCTGAACGCTTGGCGTGTAGAGAAACCCATCTACCGCTTGTCTCACGGTCATTGTGGGGTATTTTGGTGCCCGCCAACGATGCTCCTTGGAATAGTAGATTTCCCTAACCCGACACGTTGCAACTGTGACGGGAATGAGGGGATTGTCTACCGTATGTTCACACACGATGGCGATAGATGTCTTTCCAATTCTGGAAGCATCCTCCACCATGCGCTGGAGCGCGAGTCTCTGACCATAAGGCATTGCGGCATTACGATGCTTTACCTCAAAGAAAACATACCCCTTGTCGTGATACTCAATGAGTCCGTCGATGTCGGTAGGATAACAGTTACCCTTGTTTTCAATAGTCATGCCCGTGAAGCTGACGAGCTGTTTCATCCTTGCGGGAAATCTAATGTAGTCCTTCCTCACGGGAGCCTCCTTTCTCTGCAGGCATCCCCCTCAGCGGGGGATGCCTTTGCCGTTTTTGAGCATGGAAATGACTTTTGCGGCCAAGAAATCGTCGGCCACAAACTGGTTATAGCCGTTTTTCAGACCGTTGCTGGAGAAATCCTCTGTGTTCTTGGCATAGCGGCACATAGACTGGCTGGAAATCGGGCCGTAGATGGAGTGCTCGGTATTTACGTAGACGCAGCTATCGCCGCAGGTCACGAAACCGGAGCATCCGCGCCGCTGCCCATTGACAGCGATGTTTTTCAGCTCGACCTTGATTTCCATACCGTGCTGCTCTGCCAGCTTGGTGAGACTGTTCTTCAGCTTAGTTGCAAACAACATAGTTCACACCGCCTTTCTTTCCACCCATACGTCGCCCAGCTTTGCACACTCATAGTGGTAGGGGCAGTCGTGATAGGTTTCACAACCCTCATCAACGAAGGTCTGGCAGGTGCCACAGTCCAAATTGTGATGCAGAAGACGCCGGATAACATCCCGCGCATTTTCGGTTTCTACCGCAAGGTAGGAAAAGGCTCTCGCCTTGACGCTTGCATCGTACTCATCCGTGTAGTAGAGGGAATACGCACAGAGAACCTTTGCGCCGAACACACGGCGGCACTCCTCATCGGAGAGCATTTCACCGGCAAACGGGAAAAGACCGCGTCTGCCTCTGAACTGGTTGCTGACGTGTGTGTGCGCGTTCTTTACCAACTCAACGCCCACGCGAGTCTCATCCAGTGTGTCGAAGGACAACGCACACACATCCACAAGAGAACCTTCGCCGATAGGGGAGTGGTTCACAAAAAGCATCGCGTATCTTCTGCTGGGAAGGGTTGCAGTTCTCGCTGCATCCTCGCCTTCGAGACACACGTAACGCGCCACTTTGTCGTCCCACACATACTTCTCACAGGAGGTGCAGGTGTTCTCTGCCTTATCACATCCGGATTTCGACGCAACGACCTTCAGCTCGGCTGCTTTTTTTTCTGCCTCACACTTATCCACAGCGGCAAAGCACACTTTTCGTCCCTTTTCCTCATCGAAACGATAGTGCTCACATAACGCACAGGAACCAGCAGGCTTTTCACAGATATATGCCATATTTTTCTCCTTTCTCCCAGCCTGTGATAAGGTCTTACGGGAACAAAAATGTAGTGAATATATAAAAAGACAGTCGCTCTCAAAAGAGAACAACTGTCTTGAATGTGATGATGTGACTGAAAACGGAGACAAAGCTCCTTATAAAAATATCTTCGTAATTATACTACTATACTACCACATTTCCTTATAATGTCAACGGTTTCGACGCAAAAGAAAAGAGCCGCATAGCGGCTCTTTTTTTTAGGCTTGTTGTTCACGCTTCTACGTAAACTGGTTTGAGATACTGTGCGCTGAGAAATTTGCCTCGCAAGGAAGAAATCTTTGCCTCAGCGTCTTTCTCACTGATAAACCTCTGAGCATCATCCACGGAGGACGTGTACTGGAGGTTGTTCTTCACGGATTTCTTCACATACTTCCCTGCGTATGCCTTTTCCGTACACATAACGACATAGGGCCGAGGCGCCGTCATCTTGCGCGTTACGGTCTTGAACTCAAGTCCCATTACGCTGATAACCTCTCCCATTGCTGCCGTAGCTGCTTCCGCAGACGGGTAGTGAATGGCATCTCTGACATCCTTTGTGAAATGCACAGTTATTCTTCCATTCACATTATCAAACGCACGCACATAGCCCGCGTTGCGCTTTTGAACTACAAGCGGACCCTTTACATCCCGCGCTCTGGCAGGTCGCAGGCGCTCGCCGCGCTGTGTTCCGCTGAACGACATGAAGATGTAGTGGTCCTTGTGTTCTTTTACCAGTTCCCGTGCCTCATCCAGCCAGACTTCCAGCTCATCCGTTGTTCTGACATACCTCCACAGCAGATGGTCGCCGGACGTATAGGGCATCAGCCCTACATTCAGGTCGTTGACGCCGGGATTGGCGGCGAGGATGTCCTCCAGCGTGGCGGCATCCTTTGCGGCGCGAGCAAACCATTTCCGTGCCTGAGAGCAAGTGACCCACTTGCTGTTCATCTTCCAGCACTCATCATCGGTGTCGGGGAAGGTGGTATTCACCTTCGCCACAAATTCGTCCTCAGGAAGTTCCAGAAGATTGATTCCTCCCAGCAAGAACCAGTGGCGCTCGCGAACCTCTCGCGGCTTGAAATTCCTGTCGTAGATAAACTCGGAGCAGTTGTTGCTGCCACCCAAGGCAAGGGGAATGATACCACGAGTTGTCTTGATGAAAGAGCGGGCATCAATGATAGTGTATCCCATTTTTACATCTCCTTTCTTCCGTTACATCTCGCCATCCTCGGCAGCGGTTATAATGCCGAATCTGAGGTTGTTGTTGATGTCGTAGATACTTAATCCGCTATCAAAGTCCTTGCGGAGCTGCGTCGCAGCGGCCTCTACGGAGTCTTCGCCGTACTCAAACGTCTCGGACTCGACGCAGGCCGCCACGAGTTCCTTCAGCTTTTCGCGGGAAGTCGTCGCAGAAACCAGACGCATGGAGTCTGTTGCTTTCCAAGCGTCACAGGCAAACACGATGAAGATAGGATTACTCATTTTCGGCTTGCTCCTTTCTTCTTCCAACGGTGGCTGCGGGGTACGGTGTGGCCCGCTTGTTGTTGCTGTCCATGATTCGCATAACATGGACAAGCATCTCGGAATATGCCCTGTGCATGGTTTCATACCGCGCACGCCATGTATTATCATCATTGTCGTTCACGCGAGCACTCAGCCCCATGCTGTAGTACAGCGCGGCGTCGATGTCTACCAGCTCCGCTTCAGTCAGGTGGCAGATATAGGCTCCCAGCTCATTGACAGAAACTGCCATCGGCTGCTCGCACAGTGCTGTGCTTGGGCGGCTCGTGCTCGTGATGAGTACATGGGAGGGCTGCTGCATCTTTGGAGATGATGTCGTAAATACGACCTCCACTACACTGCTGTAGCGGTTCAGGTCATCCGAAGATACAACGATTGCGGGACGATGCCCTCTGATAACAGAGCTATTGGAAGGATGTCCGTCTTTATCGCGGAACTGACTTCCTTCCGGGGCCCAAGGGGAAAAGATTTCGATTTCTTTCGCATTGACCCAAAATACATCGCCCCTGCGGATATTTCCATTTCTACCCATAGATTCTTGTCTCCTTTCCTTCAGAATTGGTTACACACGACGGAATGCCGAAAAAAGACAGAACCGCTTTAAGCGGCTCTGTCTCCATGCAGTCGATATGACACTGCTTGTTTTCGTAGGGTGCCTCGACATATTCTTCGCCAACCTCAATGGGTTCGTGGCAAATGCAGCATTCGCCGGCGTAACGAATTTTCTTTTTTACTTTCACAATGAATTTACTCCTTTCTGCCGTTGGCCTATTGTTGCGATTGCTTGCCGGCGCCGTCTTTCACAGAGTTTTCGCTGCTCTTCGATAGCTTCGCGAGCCTCCGCAATACACTGCTTCGCACGCCTATCCTGTTCAGAAGAGAAGGAAGCGTAGCGTTCGGAGTAGACGGAATCCATACGCTCGGCTCTCTCAATTAACTCATACAGCGGTGTAGACATAGCTTCTCCTCCTCGTTTATTGAATGTTCATGCCTACGGCGCGAGGACCTTCTTTGGACCAAGTTTCCTTGAGCCAGTGATAGGTGATTGTGCTATCTTCGGGACTCTTGTCTGGATAGCAGGGGAGGTATGCTGCGGAGTACAAATCTCTGCACTGACTGAAATACACATGATTCCAGTCAGCCCACACATCGCCAAGAGAACGGATAGCTCGCTTGAACGACCGAAAGCTCTGCGGCGTGTGAACTACGATGGCATTTGCTCCGTTCCACTTTCCATTCCACATCATTGCGCTTCACCTCCGCGATACGAAGGCCTCCGCTTGGACCTGAACGGCGGCATTATCGGTGCGTTGTAGCTTGTCAACTCACCCGTCATTTTGACAGGCACACACTGGAGCAATCCGCGCTGTTTTCGATACTGGTGAGCCAAGTTGTTGCGAGCCTGTTTCTCAGAAACCGCCATAGTCGTCCCGCCCCACTTATTTGTGGTAATGTCGTCATAGACACGAACGGGGCCGAGATAGCTGAAAACCATTTTTGCCTGTGCCATTATGTTTTCTCCTTTCTTATTGTGTTTGTAATGTAAAAAAATATATAAAAAGACAGCTATCCCTGTTTTGGGATAACTGTCTTGAATACTTGGTGTGACTGGAAGCGGAGATAAGTCTCCTTATAAAAATATCTTCGTAATTATACTATTATACTACCACAATTATTTATAATGTCAACAATAGCAGAGAAAAAAGAGGCGGCTTTCGCCTGCCTCTTTTTTTACCTTATTTCCTCGGAGTATTGTGCCATCCAGCAGTCGCAAAGGGCTTCCGCTACGACCTCACTTCTATCGTTATCGTCAGAAATCATCAGGATTGAAGAAAGGGCTGACCGCATACCTTCATCAAGCGTGAACTCCCTCTCGTTTCCACTTTTATCTGGGACATTTGTTCGAGCAAGCAGCGTCGAATATTTCGTATAATCAGGGGAAATGAAATAGTCCACAGCCGTGTCAAGGCCAATACTCAGCATCATAAGATTGCCGGTCGTTCCCATTGGTTCTTTCTTTCCGGACTTCTTCTCCGGTCTCATAAGAGTTCCGTTCTTGTCAAAGAATATTGCCCTATCTGACTTTTCAAATGTGTCTACAGGAACGCTAAAGCATCTGATTGCCATGTTCTTAAAAGGAGCACTGGCGTCTTCGCCGAACAGTGAGGAAGCATTACAGCAGTCATTTTCCATCTTCTCGTTAAGCCGCTTTATATAAAGCTCCTGAAAATCAATGGGAGCACCTGCGCTGTCCGCGTATACGTAGTTTTCTGGCTTTTTGCCGTCTGCCGTTTCCCTTACCATGTACTGCTCGTACTGCTTGCACATTTCTTTAATCTTAACTTGTATCCGCAAGGAATCGGAAAACGGAACTGCTGAGATTTGGGAGAAAAGGGAGGAGTAGTTATGAGGGAGGTGGATGGGCGCACACTCATCTCCGAATAAGACTTTTTCGCAGGACTTGTCAAGGAAAAAGTATGAGGTTTTGTAAAGACCTTCAACAGACGCATAAAACCCTTCAGGCAGCCGTCGCGTCTGCTTGCCGTCTGCTGGAGGCGAAATGCGTAACTCAAACGGTCCCACAGAGGTAAGCGCACCGTCCTCAGGCTCCTTGAGGCGCGACATTTTAGTTGCGTCCATGCCGATTTCTGCACCAATTTGCTTCACATTCCATTCTCCATAGACACGTGGCATTTTGGTAATGGCAAACAGCTCTTCGTACACTCTCGCGGAAACAAGCCTGCGTACCAAAGTAAGCTCATCGCTGAATTCGGCATATATTCCGAGCATTTCCTTGTAATTCAATTTTTCCGACTTCTCGGCGGAAGAGAACCGCGTATTGAGTTTTGTCGCCCATTTATTGCAGTCGATATATGCGTTGACTGCACTATCCTTTTTTCTCATTTGTTTTCCTCCTTAAAGTGTTCAAGTCTTTCGGAAAACTTTTGCAGCGCTTTTCTAAACTCAATTTTGCAGGTGGTTGACATGAAATAATAGGCGGAAACAATATCTTCTGTCGTAGAGTTTTTCGCATAAAGTCGCATTGTGCTTGGCATCCCCATGAGTCAGTGTAAAGAGACGCCAAAGGCAGCCGCTATATGCGGCAGAATTCTTTCGTTGCTTGTGGAGCAGGAGGGTCTCACCAACATGATATTCGCCAACTCGTGAATGACATCCTTTTGTTTATCATCTAATTCAAAATTGCCTTTTCCGGACTGAATCAATTCATCCAAATCGAGAATATCCTGTCGCTTAAATGAACATCTATGGGAAAAAACGTACTGTACTCGCGCAGAAGGGCGCAGCAATAAGCTGCGTTTTTTATCATCCCAGAATTGATGTATCCACATCGTATCAATCATGCCGAGAGCTGACTCTCTTATGCATCCGTCTCTTATCGTTTCTGGAAAGCTATCTACAAGATTATAGACTTCTTGAACATCTGGCGGCAGGCTGCTGAAAGCTGGAAAGTTTTTATCTCCGAATCGAATCATTTCCTCGTAAGATATGTCCAACTCGGCAAGAATCCGAAAAACGATTTGCCAGTTAAATCCCTGCCAGCCTATAAATCGCTGTGTTTCTCCGTTTGTAATGGGAGTTTTATCAAATAAAAGGGCTGGCAGCTTTTCTTCTGGACAATTAAGCTGTTCGGCTAACCGCAGCTTTTTCATTTCTGCCCTGTATGGCGTGGTGTCTGTGATAATGTTGTTTACTCTTGCCATGTTGCCTGCATCCTCCGCAATTCTTAATTTGCGGAGGAGCAGGACTATAGAGGTATAGACAGTTGTTGAGACGTTTTCTCCGTACCTTATATCGTCTCCAGCTCGTGCCGGCTTTGTAGGATTTGTTCTTTTATAAATAGCACTCATTTTCTTGATGCCTCCTTTGCGGTATTGTCGGTCTCCTGACCTCCCGCGATTATGGAATCGACCATTTTGCAGGAACCTTTTCCTCTGTTCAAAAGTGTCTTTGCGTCCTCCTTTGCCTGTTCGTACTCAGCGGGGTATGCCATCATAAGGGTCATATATCGGTTCCATCCGGATTGTTCTGTGCCGAGAAAATCTCCGGCACCTCTAATGCGGAGGTCCGCCTCTGCAATTTCAAACCCGTTATTGGTCTGTACCATGGCGTTCAGTCTCTCCATCGCAGCCGGCGTGGGCGCCGCGCCTGCTTCCAGCACACAATAGGACTGTACGCTGCTCCGCCCTACACGCCCTCTCAACTGGTGCAGACTGGAAAGCCCGAAACGGTCCGCGTTTACAATGACCATCATTGTCGCGGTAGGGACATTTACGCCAACCTCCACAACGGTTGTACTGACAAGCACATCTACTTGACCATCCTTGAAGCGCGAGAGAATGTCCTCCGTTTCTGTCTTTCCCATCTTGCCTGTTACTGTTTCGATGCGGACGCCATACGGTTCCAGAACAGAACGGTATTCTGCGCTGACTTCCTCGACAGACTGTACGCCTTCCAGCTTCTCGCTTCTATCAATAAGCGGACAGACAACATAGGTTTGATACCCCTTTTGTTTCTGCAGCAGAATGAAACGAAAGATTTTTTCTTTACTTGTGGCAATACCGGTAATAACCGGAAGACGTCCGTCCGGCATCGTTTTAATGGTGTGGAGTTGTACGGTATCCCCATAAATTACCTGAGCCAAACTGCGGGGGATGGGGGTGGCAGACATAGTAATAGAATGAACACCGCCTGAAGCCTTTTCGATGAGCGCTGTACGCTGGTCAACGCCAAACTTGTGTTCCTCATCCGTTACGGTTAAGGCGAGATTTTTATACTCCACATCTTCTCCAATGATGGACTGTGTTCCAACAATGAGTTGTGCCTTGCCTTCCTTGATGACGGCCAAGGCTTTTTTCTTTTCGCTCGTCTTCAAATCGCTGCCAAGCCAAACAACACTTACGCCAAACGGTTCCGCCAGAGCAGAGAGGTCCTCGTAGTGCTGACGCGCCAACACCAGCGTTGGGGCCATCACCGCTGCCTGATACCCATTCTCAGCCATGGTCATCATAAGGCAGAAGGCGACGATACTCTTTCCACAACCGACATCACCCTGCACAAGCGCGTTGATGCGATGCCCGTCTGCTGCAAATTGAGTCATGCTCTCAATCGCGTCCATCTGGTCTTTTGTGAGAGAATAGGGCAGGGACTTCTTAATCTTTTCAATCCAACCGTTTGTTTTGACGGAGAATTGGCTACCTTTAGAAATCTTTCGTGCGGCCCATTCGTTAGCCATAGCAAAATATACGAGGTCTTCCTGAAGGAGTCGGGATTGCCCGTCCTTAATATCCTGCTCGGAAACGGGGAAGTGCAGCTTCTTGAGTGAAGTCCAAAGGCTTGAAAGACCTTTTTTGTCGAGGAAATCATTGGGAAGCGTTTCAATAAGTCCGATAGTTCTGTCGGAAGCCTCCTGAATCTTTTCTCTCAGGTAGGCATCGCTCACGCCTCCGATTTGAGCGTACACAGGACGAATGCCCGGTGCCTGCCCATAGGCAGGCTCGAAAATCTCCGGTGCCGTCATGGTGTAGTTGTTGTATTTCTCGCTGTATCCGACCTTTCCGGCCACATAAACCTCCTGCCCTGTGCAAGTGGAAATCTTGCGGAAAAGGTAGTTTTGCCGGAACCATGTAATAACGAGTTTTTCTCCGCTCGGAAGCACCGTGCAGTGTGCGATAATCATAGGGACATGGGAGGAAGTCTGCACATAAGAACCCTTATAGCGCAGTTCTTGGCCGAAGGACTTCACTTCGTCTACGCGCACAAGACAAGCCTGCTCCGCACCATCTATGAGATGCGTTGCAAGCTGCCGGTAGTCCTTATAGCTTTTTGGGATATAACGCAGAAGGTCTTCTGCTGAGTGGATACCTTTTTTCTCGAAACGCTTTTCCTTTTGTGCGTTTACTCCAATGACGGATAGCTTCATATATGTTCTCACCTCCGTATGGTGGGAAAATGTCAGGGTGTCGGGGTGCTTTTCGTGAACTACTCGGCAATAAATCACCGAGGATTCTTGCTTACTTCTTATAAAGAGGGCTTACACACCCTTATTATAAACACGAACATAAAATTTTGTCAAGTGCGTTAGAGAGAAAATTTACTGGATGTCAACCTTTATTCTTTTGCATATTCGTTATTATTGCCAACTATTTTTTCGTAAAATACAGCTTGCTTTAGTTTGCGCGGCACGCTTTGCGGCGTATAAACTCGCGGTATAGCTTTTTTTACTGATAATTAGACTTGACATTTTTATATGTTCGTGTTAGTATAACAGCGTGGACAGGGCAAGAAAGGCTCGTTCGAAGGGCTTGTACCTAAAATGACAATATTCTTGCGATTGTAAGAATAAGCGCCTAAGTTGCCCGTCCCGTTTTCTTCTTTCTTTATTTACACTCATAAGCACAATAAAGTCAGCTCCCTGAGGGAAGTGTGCGGGAGCTGCTTCGACTTTCGCGTTGTTCTCCATGCGGGGAGGTTCTGGCGGTTCGAGTCCGCACGGCGCGCCTTCTGTTTTCGCTGCTTCTATCTTCGCCTCCGTCTTTTTTAACGAGCAGCGGACACGGAAACATCTCTCAATATGATAGCGTAGCATAACTGGTAATGCCGTACCTCTCTCACAGGTAACGATATGTTGGTTCAACTCCAGCCGCTATTGCCAGCCGGCGTTCTACCCCCCCCGCCGACATCAACTCTCTTCGGCGCTGGCGGCCTCCGTGCAGACGGGATTACACGTGATAAGCGGAGGCTGCCAGCACCACCAAAATGCTGGTGTAGCTCAGTAGGCAGAGCGGCGCATTCGTAACGCGCAGGTCGTGGGTTCGACCCCCACCGTCAGCTCCATTCCATACTCATTCTCCTTCAAGTGAAGCCCCCGTGTAACAGGTCTTTTGAAAAGTGCTTTCAGCCTCGTTGTGCGGGGGCTTCACGACTATGCTGATGTAGCTCAGTTGGCAGAGCGGCGGATTTGTAAACCGCAGGTCGGGGGTTCAAGGCCCCCCATCAGCTCCATTAAAACCATGTGCTTTTGTGGTGTTTTTATATGCGCGGATGTCGTCTAATTTGGTGAGACACCAGCCTTCCAAGCTGGTCATTGCGGGTTCGAGTCCCGTCGTCCGCTCCAAGGACACCGTAAAGTGTGTCCTTTTTTCTTTATCTGCTTGTTTGTCCTGTGTTTTTCGGACAACATCGGCGAGCGCAAAAGTCGCCTGAAGCGTGAGAAGCGAGCTGCCTGCACCTGTTTTGCGGGCGGTGGCGTGATAAGGGTGAAACTCTGCGCTTTCAGTAGCCGAAAGCAGATGAGCAAAAGTCTCCGCGAACGCCTGCATGGTTCGCGGGACAAGGGAAGCCGGAAAAATAAGTAAACGCGGACCGTGCGCAGAGGTTGGTGGCGTATTCCAGACGTGGGTGCTGCCTTTTATGCTGTGCTTGTTTGCGTGGGGTCCGGTGTTCTCGCAGTCTGGATGGTTGCTGCGAGAGGTGCCAAAACTTATTGCGAAAGGACGGAGTTCTATGCCAACTACATTTCAAGCGTTTAAGTATCGCATTTACCCGACTGATGAGCAGGTCGAAATCATTGAAAAGACATTCAAGTGCTGCCGGTTTGTGTGGAACCATTTCCTTGAGCGAACCTCCAAAATCTATGACCGTCGGCAGGAAAAGATGACGACCTTCGACTGTATGAAGGTTCTCACGGAGATGCGGGAGCGCTGGCCTTGGCTTGCGGACTGCGGCTGTACGGCAGAGAGATATGCCATCATTGATTTGTTTGAGGCGCGAAAAGCGTTCTTCCGCCGCATTAAAGCGGGGGAGAAGCCCGGTTATCCCAAATTTAAGGGCGCGTCCCATCCGACACAGAGTTTTACGACCGCTGGTACTATCTATGTGACGGACGATTACATTCAGGTTCCGTTTGGAGGACAGTATCAGAAAATCAACAAGCTCAGGCGAGGGACGGGGCGCCCCATCGAAGGGTCTCCCCGCGAGGTCACTATTTCTCGGTCTGCTACCGGAAAATACTGGGCATCTGTCTGCTGTAAAGTAGAGCGAGACACGCTGCCTATTGTGGACGGCGAGGTGGGAATCAGTCTCGGACTGAAGGAGTTGGCTATTGACAGCAACGGCGTTCACTATGAGAACCCGAAGCATCTGAGCAAGTCTGCAAAGCGGCTGGCCCGTGAGCAGCGGCGTCTATCCCGCAAGAAGAAGGGCTCTGTCAACTACGAGAAGCAGCGGCGCAAGGTAGCCGGCGTCCATGAGCATATTGCCAATCAGCGCAATGACTACCGGCATAAAATCAGCCGTGAACTTGTCAACGCAAACCAGCTTATTGCCGTTGAGAAGGTGGCCGTTAAGCCCTTAGTTGAGGGCAATGAGCAGGCTAAAAGCATCCTCGATGCCGGCTGGTCTGAACTTACCGGTATGATAAAGTATAAGGCGGACTGGGCTGGACGCACTCTGGTGGACGTAGATACCGCCACCGTAGCACCGGAAGCCAAGCATGATGAGGCACTGGCACAGGTCGTGCTGTCCGAAGGTCAGCGCAAGGCATCCGAGCAGAATCCTGCCTAAAGCCCTATGGCGAGCAAATAAAGTGTGCAATGATTGCACACATTGCCAAGGAAATAAAAACGAGTACGGACGGTATAGCCGGAATTAACGCCTGTGGAGATGCATGGTCGTCGTGGAAGCAGGAATACTCTGTTGGCTGGTTTGTTATGTGAGAGGTGGCGACCAGCACTTTCGGGGAACTGAATACCTGTGCTTGGTATACACCACCCGGAAATAACAGGGTTTTACCATTCGTAATTATAGTTCTTCCCTCCGCTGTGTGGAGCGTTTTGTCGAAATGACAAAACATTCCTCTTAAATTCTTAAAAACAAGAAAGGAAATAAAGAATATGGAACCTTCTATCAACAGAACTCTCACCGTCAGCGTCGTCAGCTATGGCGTCGTATCTGTCGTCAATGGAGTCATCAACGTTGACAACCAGAACCCCATCGAGTTTCCCGCCGTGCTGGACGAGGCATCCGCTGCCAAACTGCTGAAGAGCAGATACGGCGGCAAGCTGTTCCCCGTGGACGCAAACATTGTCGTGTCTTCCATCCGGCATGAGAAATGGAAGTTCTCTATGGACCTGAGCCAGTTCGTTGCTACCGCTGCCCGCAGCCGCGTGGATGGAACCGAGTCCGGTGCTGATGATACCCCCGCAGAGGACGTTCCCGCCACTGAGCCGGCTGTTCCTGCGCCTGAGGGGACACCCGTTGCTTCTTCTATTCCCATGCCTCTGACGTCTGAGCCTGAGGAGAGTTTTACACCTACGCCCCCCGAAGTGCCTGCTTCAGCCGGCGGCTTCGCCCCTGAGTCTCCCACTGCTGCGCCTGCCGCTCCCGCAAAGGAAGTTCCCTACGGCGGCAACTTCAATTTCCCCTCCGAATTTGGCGGAGACTTCGGTTCCGGCTTCTTTGGCGGATAATGGGCCGATGGACATTGTGAACGTTGGCCGGGGGTGTCTTGATTGCATCAACAAGGAGAATCCTACGACCAAAGAGCCGTGCAAGAGCTGTTCGCGCTGGAGCAGGTGGGAGCCGGATGATAAGTCCAAAGAAAAGGTGACGGTACAGGACGCAAGGAAAAGGGCGAAGAAATAATACGGCTCAAAAATGATGATGAGCACCTGCGGCGCAAGCTCGAAATCGTTGCTGTCTTTGGCGACAAACATACAGCGGCGCAGGCCCTTATCCGGCGCCTGCGCCGCTTTTCACTGAAAATCTCAAAAACGAGTACGGACGGTATAACCGGAATTAACGCCTGTGGAGATGCATGGTCGTCGTGGAAGCAGGAATACTCTGTTGGCTGGTCTTCACGTGAGAGGTGATACCGGCACTTTCGGGGAATTGAATACCTATGCTGGGTATACACCACCCGGAAATAACAGGGTTGTATACCACTCGACCGCCCCACTAACCCCGTGGGGGAGGTATACACCCCCAGAAATAACAGGGTTGTATACCATTGCAAATGAGCTCTTTTGCGGTCTTGAGGGTATATACCACCCGGAAATAACACCGTTGCATACCATATAAATAAGATAGTCTACAGGGAGGAGGGAGCTTAATGGCCTCGAAAAAGATATATAGTTCCCCTGAGCTCTATGAAGATAAGCTGGTGCGCGTGATGGCGCGTCTTGGTATTGAAGTTGGTGACTACAACTACGACTGGAGTCGTCAGGAATGTTGGGTCGAGTTCAGATACAAGGGGGAATATTATCGCTTTTCTCACAGTGTAAAGAACGCTCAAGAGCACGGCATCTCCCTGCAGTACGGCTCCGATGCCTTTGCACAGGTCGTGCTCTCTTTGGAAGACCTCGCCCGTATGGTCGAACGAGGCATCTACGACCTGTCTACATGGGTGGCCGGCATGAAAGCCCTGCCGAAGCGCTCCGAGTCATTAGATGCCTGCTTTATTGCTCTCGGTTTCGTAGAGCCGCCAACATCCAAGGAAGAAATCACACTCCACTATCGGCGGCTGGCAAAGGTATATCACCCTGATGCCGGCGGCGATAGCTGCTCATTTGATGCGCTATCTAACAACTACACAAAATGCATGGAGATGTTCGAGGAGGCTGCCGAGAAGTAATGTATATGTCTCAGAAAGAGTTCAATGCAATGATGAAGAAAAACCCCCGCCTCCGTGTTCACGGTGCAAACAACACACGCGAACATCGTTCCAAGGCGAACAAGGCGGCAAAATATAGAAACGTAAAGGTCTACGAGTACGCCGATGGGCTGTCCTTTTTCGGTAAGCCCCGCAATAGTGGTGAACTCCCTATCGCTGTCTATGACAGTAAGAAGGAGTACCACCGCTGGAAAGAGCTTCAGATTCTGGAGCGCGGCGGACATATCCACGACCTTCGCCGGCAGGTGCCTTTGACCATCATTACCGAGTTCGAGTATCGTGGTCAGAAGGTCTCCGGTATTACTTACAAAGCCGACGCCGTCTATGTGCGCGACGGCAAGTGTGTGGTAGAGGACGTGAAGCCCTTCGATACCACAACGCAGAAGTATCGAACTACAAAGGATTTCAACCTCAAGTGGAAGCTGCTCAAGGCTGAATATCCTGAGTGGAGCTTCGAAATTTTTTAGCGTAACAGGTTTCAAGAACAACGAGTACGGACGGTATAACCGGAATTAACGCCTGTGGAGATGCATTGTCGTCGCGGAAGCAGGAATACTCTGTTGGCTGGTAGTCACGTGAGAGGTGGCACCAGCGCTTTGGGGAACTGAATATATCCTGTGCCGGGTGTATGAGGGCCTGAAATGACAGGGGGTATACCCTAACAGCGCAGTAACGTTTAGTGAAGTACGGGTGTATAGAGTCCTGAAACAGCAGGGTTGTATACCATGGAAATGTTCGGCTGACGGTGCAACACAAGACCACGTGTATACACCACCCAGAAATAACAGGGTTGTATACCCCTTGTTATATGAAAACACCATGGAAAACAGGTATACACCACCCCGGAATAACAGGGTTGTATACCATGGAGGATGGGCGCTTCACCTTGCAGGTGGGCGTATAAAGCCCTGAAATATCAGGGTTGTATACCTGACTCGTGATGATATTCTCACCGCAGTACGGTATATAGAACCCCGAAATAGCATGGTTGTATACCCTCTCGACTGCAATGAAAAAGCACTACAAAGGTATATAGAGCCCTGAAATAACAGTGTTGTATACCCGCAATACGCCACAGTCCATGTAATACAGGAGGCGGTATTTTCCTCGCTTACTTCGACCTTGTGCAGTAAGAGATTGCACCGGTCGCTTGCTTGCTCCGCAAATTTGTTCGCTCGAAGAACTTGACAAAATATCGAAATATAGTAGTATAGAATTATAAGGAAGGACAGTCTAACACAGACTGTCCTTCCGCTTTTTTATGCTCTGAAAGGGGATGACAATTTTTGGAAAGCACAAGCAAAAAACAAGTAAAATGGGGGATTTTCAAGACTGCACTCTTTACGTTCCTGTTCGTCGCCGTATCCGCTTTCTACTTTCTCTCCGCCAACGTGACACTCGCACAGGCCGAAGAGCACTCAAACCACGAGGTGCCTCCTGCTGGAGCAGCGGTTGCCACCCAGATGGACGACACCAAGCTGTCGGAAAAAGCGCAGCAAGATGTTCTGGAACTGAAGGAAGGAGTTCTCGACCCTCTTTCCGACATCACAGAAGCAGAGAACTCTGAAGATGACCCCGACGCCGTGGAGGAAGTACAGGAAGTCGTTCCGACAGTCTGTTCCTACTGCGGCTCTGAGAACCATAGTTCCTCAATCTGTGCAAAGAGGTCTATCGCCAATGGTGCCTATGGGCGCTGGGCGATTCCGTCTGTTGGCTGTAATGTAGCGGCCTACTCGTGTAACTGGGATGCAGACCAATCCTATATTCAGGAAATTACTGACAGCTCCGACAGTGCAGCTTTTTTGACTTGCGGCGGCGTTGGTGTTCTTGCAGACCACAATAACCAAGGTTTCTTGGGACTTTCCAATGTTTCTGTTGGCACGAAAGCCTACATGGACTTTGGTGATGGCGCAACTTACTACGAGTGCTATCAGGTTGAATACGGACACAATACCGGCGAAAAGATGCTCGATGGAAATGGAAACATAATGAGCTACAGTAACTATTCTTCCGGCACTGTGATTTGTTACACCTGCCTTGACCACTGGACCAACATTTACATCACTTACTGGACGCCGGTATAAGTGCCAGACACCCACTCTCTACTCTAAGAAAGGACGAAACCATGAAAACGAAATTCAAAATCCCTCGGTGGGCACTCTTCACCGTTATCATTCTGGCCTTTATCGGTGGTCTCTTTGCCATCTCCATGCTGCCTGCTTTCGCATCACGTGAAAGCTCTCCGCCTTTGGCAGTAGCAGAAGCCGCGCAGAACGAGGAAAAGGACGCAAATTCTGATGCTCAGACTCCCGAAGCAGACAAGACGACAGATGAACAGGGAAGTGCTGAAGCCCCCGCAGAGGCCGCGTCTCAGGCAGACGACGCCGTCGTTGTCGAAGAGACTCCCGCCGAAGCGCCTGTTCAGGAAACCCCGACTACCTGTTCCTACTGCGGCAGTGCAGAACACACCAGAGACTACTGCGCCGTTCGTGCCGTTGACAATGGTGCCGTTGGCCGGCTCCGGATTCCCTCTGTCGGTGTTGACGTGGCTGTCTACGACGTTACTTGGTACTCTCTGCAGCATACCACCGAGAGTGACAACTACACGCAGGCCGTTACAGATGCATGGGACAGCGCAGCACAAATCGTCTATCTCGGCCAGACCGTTATTGGCGACCATAATAATCAGGGCTTCTCCACCATCAACAACTGCTCCGAAGGCACCTACGCTTACATCGACATGGGCGACTCTGTCCTGACCTATGTTTGCACCGGCATCCAGCATGGTCGTAACCCCGGTGGCTATCTCACCGGTGCCGATGGCGATAGCATCTATACCTCTTACTTCAATCCCAACGGTCTGACGCTGTATACCTGTCTCGACCACAACTTCAATGTTGCCCTCGTGACATTCCAGCCTGCTTAAAGGGGGTGCAGCTTTAATGAAAACAAAGAAGATTTCCCGCCGCGCTGTTACGCTGGCTGCCTTTTTGCTGGTAAGCGCATCATCTTTACATATGGCTTGTGCAGAGGCTGCGGTGCCGTTCGATTACTTTACTGATGACCTCTCTGTGTCCGCTGCCGCCGTTGCTGAGGAAGATAAATACCTGCCTCCTGAGTGGTTCACAAAAGAAAATGCTGTAAGTGAAGTAGACTCAGACACGCCTCCGGTGGAGACTCCTACCCCTGCGGGCGAATCCTCTGTGGCGACCCCCGTGCCTGAGCCCGCACCGGAAACCGCAGCAGCCTGCAGCTATTGCGGCAGCGCAGGGCACTCGCAGAATAGGTGTGCCGTTTACGCTGTCGAACAGCGAGGTGCCGTTGGGCGTTGGTCTATCCCTTCTATTGGAATAGATGTCGCTTGCTTCACCTATGTGCTTGGAAGCGATTCCTTCGAGTACGGACAGGCAATTTGTGACGCTGCCGATAGTGCCGGCTACAGTGCGTATGGGAGCCAGTATCTCATTGCAGACCACAACTATCAGGGCTTTTCTGCCATAGCCAACTGCGCGGTCGGTGCGGTGGGATATATGGATTACGGAAACAGTCGAACAGAATATGTTTGTACTGGGGTGGAGTATGGGCACAATGAAGGCACGGAACTGACTGATAATGACGGAAACGATGTTGCGTACAACAACAGTGGAGGAATTACCCTTTACACCTGTTACAACGGCTGGCAAAACGTCGTCATAGCGTATTTTACTCCGGTTTAACCGCTGGCCGCTGATGCTGAAGGATATTTGAGGTTGGTTGTGCGGCGGCGCATCCAATCTTACATATCCCAGTTCTGAAAGGAAATGATAAAAATGGCACGTCCCGTTGAAACCATAGACCCCAAGTTAGAAACGAGCAGATATATAACTGTTGATGGGGAGTATGAAGAACGAGAATCCTTTGCCGGAATGGTTTACAGCGACTCTTTACTGCAATCATTCTTCAGGAGGACTTGGAAGCGGCTTGAAGATGCCGCGAACGCCCATCAGGATACTCCCTGATGGGCATTTTTCCCAAGAACTTACGACTTGTCATTTTTTTATGTGGGTTGTATAATATAGGTGAACGTCTTTGCAGAGGGCGTAACTTATAGGAAAGGGGACTTATGCCTACAGAAAGAAAGAAGAAAACAACAAAAGAAGAAAACGCAAAAAATAACTCAACAAAAAACACAATAAAAAAACCAAGAAACTCAACAAGTAACGCGAAAAGCAAGAAAGAAAGCAAGTCTCTTTTGGGGTTAAAGGACCTGATGGAAGATACGTCTCCGGAAAAGGTCGTCGGCTGTTATGTTCGCGTGTCTACCGATGCACAGGCGGAGCAGGGATATTCTATACCTGACCAAACAGCCAAATTGCAGGCCTTTTGCACCGTAAAAGGCTGGGAGAACGCGAAATTCTACACGGACCCCGGATTCAGCGGCAGCAACTTAAATCGACCGGCAATGCAGGAAATGATATCCGATGCGATGGAAGGGAAGCTGAAGGCGGTTGTCGTCTTCAAGCTGGACCGCCTCTCCAGAAGTCAGAAGGATACTCTTTATTTAATAGAAGATGTATTTCTTCCGAACGAGGTGGATTTTGTAAGCATTTCCGAGGCCCTCGACACTACCACTCCTTATGGACGAGCGATGATAGGCATTTTGAGCGTCTTCGCCCAGTTGGAACGCGAGAATATCTATATGCGAACCCGTATTGGAATGATGGGTCGTGTAAGTGCGGGGTATTGGCGTGGCGGTGGAAAAGTTCCGTTTGGCTATGATTATGATAAGGAAAGCAAATCCCTTATCCCAAACGCTGACGCACCAAAAGTGCCGCAGGCTTACGACCTCTACATCAAGGGCTATAGTTGCCAGAAAATTGCGGATATGCTCGGACTAAGTTGCGAACAGCTCGTGAGGAATATTCTCACCAAGCGCACATATTGCGGCTACATCAACTACAAAGGTAAAGACTATAAGGGTTTCCACGAGCCTTTGATTGATGAAGAGCGGTTCATGCTCGTGGCCGCAGAAATGGAACGCCGTGGGAAGGAAAATCTCGCAGTATGCGGCAACAATAAATATTATCTTCTTACCGGGCTTGTTTTCTGCGGAGATTGTGGAGCCAGAATGCGGTACATGAAGTGGGGGAAGTATATCCGTATCGTCTGCTACTCGCACACGTGTAAAAAGAACATGGTTAAGGACCCCGATTGTCCGAACAAGGGAGTTCGCGCAGAAGAACTTGAGAAGGTTGTTGTCTCAAAACTTTTTGACATTGGTACTGACATTTCTCTCGACGATTTTGACGACACCCACGTGCCTGCAAGTGCAGCAGAAATCCTGACGAACCGGATAGATGAGCTGAAGGAGTCTCTCAGGCGCCTATATGGGCTCTATGCCGACATCGGAGACCCCATGGTGTACGAGCGCATTGAGGATGTGCGAGGACAGCTCCACGTATTGCAGAGACAGCTTGCAAGCGAGGAAACGCAGAAACTCAAGGAAGAGCACATCAACTACGTCCGTGAGAAAATTCAGACTATTGGAGACCTCTGGCCCCATCTTACTCCTATGGAGCGCCAAACTCTTGTTCGTGATTGTGTTGAGAAGGTTATTTTGCATCACAACGGACGTGTTGAGGTTTACTACACTTTCCATACTGAGAAAGATAGTAAAATTCTCAAAAGGAAAGGCGCATAAAAATTAGAAACGCGCCTCTTCTGAGGCGCGTTTGCTTTTCAAAAAAACTTAAAACCAATTCCAGCAAAAGGGTCGTTTTTTTCTCCTTTCCAACACCATGCCGATGGTGTTGTGAAGATGAAAAAACTCTGAGGCTGGTATTCCGAGGAGCGTGTTTTCGTGAAAACCAAACTCTACCTCCTACAAAACGAAGCATTTGACGTAATTCTTGATTATTTCAAGAACAATTCTAACTCATGTTCTATGAGCGACGACCTCTGCCTTGCTTTGAAAAAATTGGAGGAAATCAAGCAAAATAACCAGTCCCTTACGTGGAAGCAGCTCGGTATAATTGCTTCTGTTGAGAGCTACCTCGCAAACAGTGAGGGTAAACCTCTAACGAGACAAAGTTTCCTTGAAAACCATTCACTTCCGTCTGCGGACGTTTTTAAGAACTCGTTTGGTAAGACATCTTTCAAATGGCTATTGGAAAGATATCCTTGTCATACAAAAAAATCTTCCACAGATTTAATTTATGGTGGAAAGGCGTATGATGATGTGGATGAAGTAAAGGATGCTTTTATAAAAGAGTATTACAGAATAAGGCCTGCAACGCAGCACGAGTTCAACTCAAAGAAAAGTAAAACTATCCCATACTGGGAGTCCTTAGCCGCACGATTTGGCATTGCGTCATGGATAGCCCTTATCGACCTCTTGGAGCTGCCGAGGTACAACAAGCGTGGTGACAATCCGCTGAGAGTTATAGAAACTAATTTGTGCATAACGGACGATAGGGTGTCCTTCGCAGGGAGGAAAAGACCTCATGTGTTTAGACGAACATTTTGGACAAAAGAGCTTATTCGTCAGCGTGTCGAAGGTTTCATTATTCAAAATGGACGTACCCCAAGCAGGGAAGACCTCCTTGGCATCCCTGAGTTGCCTTCGCCGGAGACATTCAATAATGTGGTGAAGATGAATTGGCGGCTTTGGATTAAAGAAACATTTCCTGACTGTATTCCCGATAACTGGCGGTATGACCTATTATCCAGCAAGAAAATAGACAAAAAGAAGTGGCTGGAACTATTCAAAAAGGAATACAAGAGAATTAAGCCGGCAACGGGCAATCAGTACAATCAGCAACGCACTCAAGGAACGCCTACATGGAACACAATCGCAAAACTCATAGGAGAAAGCGAACACAAATGGAGCAACATGAAAAAGGTTGCAGGGGTAGAGGATGTTCCCATTTCCACCAATAAGCCGTCCACGTAAAAAAAGACCACCGTAAGGTGGTCTTTTTTTTGTATTTTGTGGTTCTAAATTGACTCGTCCTCCGTCTCATCCAAACGTTTGATGCGTTGAAAGCCATTTGCAGAGACCTTCTTTCGACTGCCATCTGCTCTATGGAAAAAATCGCCGATAATAATGCCTTCTTCAACGTATCGTTTTGAACTCGGATGGTTTCGAGTTCCGCCCCACACCAAGAAAGAACAAAGCCATCTTTCAGGAACGGTTCGGTGGTTCTTCGCCTGAGACTGTTCTTTCCTGCATCTTTCAACGTCTTCATTGATTCTCTTGTCTGTAAGAGAAGCAAGATAATCAGTATCTAAAGAGTAGAAGTCGGTTCCGTTGAAATACTTGCTCGTATGGTGCCATGACGCATACTGCAGAACCTTTGTCCGCAAGAAAGAAAGCGGGGCTTGCTTGAGCTTTTCAATGTTGCATTGAAGAGACAGCGTTCCGTTCAAAACCTCGGCCTCGATTGCGTTCAGTATGGCTGCTTTGGTCCACTTGGAACGCGGTTTTTCGCCGGATTCATAAGCATCCACAGCGTTGTTGCTCATCGAGTAGCCGGAATACCCGGCCATTACACATTCCCTCCGTCATCGGAGATACCCTGCAGAAGCAGGTTCTCGTCGATATATGTAGCTGTTTCATCTGCGCGATGCAGAAGAAAAGCCAGAGGATAGCGCGTAAAGGCCGCTGAGGTATTCTTATCTGTGGAATACTCTCCCATGTGGAAACGGATTGCAAAAGCCTCCGGCATCGTCAGGCGAATATAGCGTTCTGCAAGAAACACAGATTTATCGCCGTGGCTGCCGAACGGGAGCTTCTCGTCATAGGAAATCCAAGGCACCTTCTTCCACTGTCCGGTTTTGGGGTCCTTCACATTTCTGCTGTCCCATTTATAGAAATCGGCCTTGCAGATATCGTGAAGAAGTGCGGAGATGGCAATGCTATCATTGACCATCTTCCTCTCCCCCTCGGAAAGCGTCTTTCCATTCCGCTCAATTTCCGTGAAGTATGTGTCGTTCAGACGCATAAATACGTTGACTGAGTGGTCCAGAAGCCCGCCGCAGTAGCTTGAGTGATACTTAGCACTTGCGGGCGCCGTGAAGAAATCCGTCTTCTCCAGCAGCCACAGCACAAGGTCTCTGATGCCTTTGCGTCCCGTACTGACAAGTGCGCCAATGAACGCGATGGCCTTAGACTCATACTCCTTATCGGGAGTTGTGCCGGCAGGGTCCTCTACCGTAGGGCGGTAGTCCCCGCCGTGCGCCGTGTACTTTGCGAGCGCCTGAGCTGCTGCCCATTTAATGAAGTCTTCCAATCTGTCGGGGTCGCCATTGTTAGACTGCTCGACAGTGCGGGAGAAGGCGTCATAGTCATCGAGGGCAGCTTGGCAGACGTCATCGTGACAAGCTCCCTTTTCAAACTGTCCGGAAATAGCTATCAACGCAGCTTCAGCACGCTCGTGCAGCTTTTGAATCCTCTCGAATTCAGGGGGGTAGTTGTAACCCATAGTTATTCTCCTTTCTTGATGAAGTCCTCAGCCCTGATAGTACCGGAAGTCCATGCGCTTGTCGGGAAGCTGATTTCGGGGACTCTCTCCAGCATAGCATCCCTCAAAGCGTCTCTATAACGCTCGAAATGCCGTTTCTGGAAGCCGAGAATTCTTTCGTCATACTTTACTTCCTTCTGAAGAAGTTCAACGGCAAGAGAGTTCTCGTTGTCCTCGACCGCGATGGCAAAAAGCTCGTTTTCCATAATCACCCGCTGTGTTCTGGAAACCCACTTTTCGCCCAACACAGGCGTCATGCTGCGGAAGCGGTGTCCCAGTGTATCAACGATACACTCCAACACATCGGCCTCCTCGTTCATAGAGCCCTCCTCATCGAACAGCCACCGGCAGGTGTCCAGTTCACAGCAGGGGATATCATTCAGCAGACGAACTTCCGGTTCCTCTTTATAGGGCTCATCCTCTCGATAGACATGAAGGAAGCTGTTGGAAATGTAGTAGACGGCCTCATAAGGACCATGAACAGAAACATTACCATTGCCCATGATTCGTTTCTCCTTTCTTTTTTTGCGACCTTTCAGGTGCGGCTGACGGTGTGGAGCTTCTGCTCCAGCAGCTCTGCCTTCTCACGGGTCGCTCCACAGGTACACATCTGCGGACAAACAAGAGGGTCGTAGTAGTCCTCGTTCTTCTCAGGGAAGAATGGCTTTCCGCCCTCATTTACACGCACCACATTAGGGCGCGGGCAGTTGTGACAGGGGTTATACATCTGTAGGTTCTCCTTTCAAATGAGCGTTTTGTGGCGTTCTGTTTCTTTGCGAAAGCGCAGAATACTGAAGTATGCGTCAGCAGGGTGCTGTGGCAAATCAGCAACTGCCTTAAACACCTCATCAATGCAATGTACGGCGAGTTCACGCTCACGAAGCAGGGAAGAAAGCATCTCCGCTGCGGCCAGCAGTTCAGTGCTGCCGGAGGCAGCACCGGACCGCTGAAGGCGGACGACCATTGATTTTACTTCTTCGCTTGGAATGTAGGTCTTTTCCATGTCGTCCTCCACCGCAATTACGGTCTCCACGGTGAATTGTGGAGTTCTTCATTGATTTGCTTTATTGTTTTTTCCTGCCACCGGTTGACGTGCTTCGTCCTTGTGAGATTAAGCTCACCAACCTTGTGAAGAGTGATACCAACTGAGCCAAAGTGCAGCCACGTACCCTCGGAAACGGATACTGTGCAGCCTTTTTTCGCACCCTTCAGCCGCTTCTTCACCGACGTGACCATTGCTTGCGTGACAATGCTCTTAGGACGTCCGGCCATCATACATACCTCGGACGGTACTCGCAGAGTCCCTGTTCAGGGTCCCATTTACTCGGAGGAAGTTCCTCATAGCAAATACCTGTCTTCTTGCTGGTAATCTTGATGGGATAGGGGAGAGATGCGTTATCCTCGTCATAGCACGCAATGTCAATGCCGATGCTGCGGATTTCCGTTCTGTAGGGCGCGAACTTATCGCCAAGCTCCTTCTTGAGATGTGCAATGAGCGCATCATGCAGGTCTTCGAAGGGAATCGACAGGTCGGCGACGACAGGATACCATGGGAAATCCTTCAGCCGATAGGTCGTTCTTACCAAAGCACCATCTTTCGTCCAGCAGTGGACGTGGGGAAGCAGGTGGTCAGGGTTTTCGGCGATAAACTTACGGTTCCAATCTACGACCAAGTCGTAGATATCCTTGCCATCGAAGATACCGTAGGTTTCATAGCATGGTTCGCAGATGAATGTCCCGTCGGGACACGCAACGTAACCCCTGCGGGATGCGCGGAGGTTTTTGGTGTTGTTCGTGTCGGCAAACAGCCAAGAGAAACTGCCCATGCCTCACACCCCCTCCATCTCGATACATGGCGTCGGGTACTTTACCGTCATGCCACAGTTCGGACAAAGAGAGGGCATTTCGCCGGCATCGTTACACACCAGCTCCTCTCCGCAGATACAGCAACGGAAAACGCCATCGTCGCTGAGGTCAGCGACGGAAGGCCCCTTGAAGAAAACCGTCTTCAGTGCCTCCATCAGCTCTTCGAAGGTCAGCTCAATGTTATCTACCAGATAGACCTTGCCGTCGGGCGTGCCGATGGTGACACCGTGGACATACTCTCCGTTCTCAGGGCACATCCTGCAGTCGGAGAACCGGTTCTTATAGAGTGCCTTGGCATCCGCCGTGACAGTGGCGTAGGAGTTGTCCATGCGCTCAAAAGTGAAGCGCACGTCAACACATTCAGCGGGCCAGTCACGCTTAACTGTAGCAAGTGCAAATTTCAGGTCCATACCTTAAAACTCCTTTCCTTCAAACGGCGAATGTGTCGAGAACGCTTTTGTTCAAGCTAACCTTGACAAGATGCGCTCGCAGTGCCTCCTTAATGCGCGGCCACTCACGCAGCAGCGCCATACCCGCTTCAACGTAGGTATCGAAAGAGGAGCCGCTGTCGTTGTCCTTTTTGACAATGGCGAGCCCAAGGTATCCGGTTCGACCACTGACGGATTTATCCGTGACCGTGATATGGTATTTGTTCTCAATCCCATTTTTATCACCGTAGTACATCTTCTCTTCGCCGAAATCTACCGTCACGCTTGTGCCGCACATATGGGGGCAAATCTCAGACACAATGTAGTCTTCGATTTTTTGAAGATTACTTCTCAGTTTCTGATGTTCTTCACTTGTAAGTCTCATATCCATTTCTCCTTTCTTAAAAAAGCATTTAGGCGAAAAGTGGGGTCTCGATACGATTCGAGACCTCACCCTTCTCTTGCCTTACAGAAATTTTGCGGGGAAATCAGATGGCTTAGAACGGCAGGTCGCTGTCATCCACATCGTTCAGCTCATAGAAGCCGTTGGGAGCGGGCTGGCCGTAGGTCATGTTCGGCTGACCCTGCTGCTGAGGCATGGGGGCGGGCTGACCCTGCTGAGGCATAGCCTGCTGGGGGGGATAGCCGCCCTGAGGAGCCTGCTGCGGCGCGGACTGCGGATACGCAGGGGCACCATTGGCAGCGGGGGCGCCGAAGGAAGACTGGTAGCCCTGAGGAGCCTGCTGCTGGGCATTGGGGTCCATGCAGGAGCCGCTCCGGTTGCGGATGAAGTGGAAGTCGCTGACAGAGATGCTCAGGCTTGTGCCGGGAGTACCATCCTTGCGCGTATACTGCTGAATCTTCGCGGAACCGGACAGCCACAGCACAGGATTGGCGTAGTTGCCGTTTTCCGCCGTCACCATACGCATGAACCGCTCGGCGGTCTTCTCCCACATGGTGCAGTTGGCCCACACGACGTTCTTCTCGTTCTCCACGAGAGTCCCCTCGCCAAACGTATAGTCCAGATTGCTCTTCCTGTTCTGGATGGGGATGGAGAAGTTGACGTAGGCCTTGCCCTCCGCCGTGTGCTTCAGACCGGAGCAGCGAGTGACAGCACCCTCAATATCGGTATAGATATAGGGCTCGCCGTTGCTGTTCATGGCATTGATGAAGTGAGCGGTCGTGTAGAACTTCCGGCCCTGCTGCTGACCGTTCTGCGGTGCAGCCGGCTGCTGAGGCGCAGGAACGGGCTGACCCTGCTGCTGGGGATAGACTCCCTGCTGGTGATAACCCTGCATCTGCTGCTGAGGGTAGCCATAGGCGGGCTGACCCTGAGGCGCACCGTACTGGGGCTGTGCCGGAGGGTACTGGCCCTGCGCCTGAGGATACCCATACTGAGGAGCCTGCTGCATACCACCGTTGTTGTTCTGATAAGACATAATTTTCTCCTTTCTTCCGCACGAAGGCGGACCAAATCCCAAAAATGTTTTGTTTTTTGTGAGGTTGAGATTTGGTTATTGATGTAGTTTTTTTATATTAAAAAAGACAGCTATCCTTCAAAAAGGATAACTGTCTTTGATAAATGATGGTGTCTTGAAACGGAGATAAATCTCCTTATAAAAATATCTTCGTAATTATACTACTATACTACCACGTTTCATTATTTTGTCAACAGGACAAGGCGAGAAAAAATGAGGTTTTTCCCTGTGGTTATTGCACGTGTGAAATTCTTCTGATATACTTTATAGCACGATAGAGAGGGGGCTTTTGTATGGGCCATTATGAGCGTATTTCGGTTGGCGATAAGATAAAAGAGCTCGCCACCAACGAGATTATGATTCGGATGTCCTTTGATTCCTCGGTAGGATGGAAGCTCGTTGTCGGCTTCCCTGAAATGAGAAAGGAAGAGAACGACGCCTTTATATACGGAGATTTACTGGCGGCTTTCACTGTGGTCATGGATACACCATTCTTCTTGTTCTCCTTCGGAGGCGGGCCGTGGATGGATACGCCATTTGAGCCGCGTATTGATGCCTCGCTGCCCTCCTTTGACATACAACTCGATGACGGTGACGGACTTGGCCTTCTCGTCATGTCTGTTGACACGAAGTATGGTGAGGTAAAGGGCTTCAGGCAGGTGGGGCTTGGGCATGGACTCAGCATGAAGATACTCTCCGTTATGCGAGAGCTTCAGCAGCGTCCGCCCATAACACAAGAGGAACACAGGAGAAACATCGAGCGAGCCTATCGTACATACGGGCTGCCGGAAGATATGCTTCGCACGGTGAAACCCGATGAGGTGTTTGCCATCATTAACACCTAAATAATTGCAAATAAGAAAAAGCAGGGTGCTATGCACCCTGCTTTTTGTTTGTGTCGGCGTCAGACTCGTGCAACTCAGTGTAGAGCCAGTCGCCAAGCAGCGTATAACGCTTGTCGGTTTTGTTGTTCAGGATAGCCTTTTTTAAGGCTTCGGCTTTTCCGACCATGATAACACAGTCCTTTGCGCGGGTAATGCCAGTATATACCAGATTCCGACGCAGCATGGCTTTGTGTTCGGGAGATACGACCATGATAACGATGGAATATTCACTTCCTTGGCTCTTGTGTACTGTAGTACAGTAGGCCAAGTCAATGTTTTCCATTTGCTCTGCATCGTAACGGAGCTGATGTCCGTCGTCGTTAAACTCAATCGTCACGACGTCTACCTTTTTTGTCGGGTCGTCCTTGGCGGATTCAAAGGAGATGGAGTGAATCACGCCGATGTCGCCATTCTTGGCAAAATCGGTATTTTTCGTCTGCATCACTCTGTCGCCCTCACGGAACAACTTGTTATTGAAGATTGCAAAGTTCTTTGTAGGACTTTGGGGATTGATACGTTCCTGCAGCAGCTTGTTGAATCGGTTCACATTCAATGCACTCTTGTGCCGATAGGGGCAAAGAAGGGCTACATTGGAAGCACCTTTTGACAGAATAGCCCGCTGGTAGAGTTCGCATACAGCGTTCTCAATAACGGCGGGGTCTCCGGTGTTATCTTCCATGAACATAAACTGTTTTCTCGCAAAACGCAGGTTCACATCCCCCATTTGCATCTTCTGTGCGTTCTCCACGATGGGGTTTCCTTTGGCCTGACGATAGATAACGTCCAGCTTTGTGATAGGCACCACGCCGCTGCGAATCATTTCGTACAGGACATTACCGGCGCCGACGGAGGGCAACTGCTCAGGGTCTCCAACAAAGACAACCTGTGTTCTGCCCGGAATCTTCTGCAGCAGGTTATATGCTACAAAAGAATCCATCATGGAACACTCGTCAATGATAAAGATGTTCCCAAACAGTGGTCCGTCACAATCTGTGCCGCCCACACAGTCATCGCCACGCAACCCAATAGCAGAGTGAATGGTAGATGCCTCTACGCCGGTCTGCTCCGTCATACGGCGTGCAGCGCGGCCTGTGGGTGCCAGCAGACAGGGGAGGGAGTTATCCTCTCCGTAAATAGCCTTATGCACATACAAAACAGCTTTTGTAACAGTCGTTTTGCCTGTACCCGGTCCACCGGTAATGATGCTCACAGGGTTCTGGAAACAGCTTATCACGGCCTCTTTCTGCTTTTCAGCGAGGGTGATGTCGTTGTCCTCCTGATACTCCTTCAGTGCCCTGTTGATGCGCTCCGTGGAGATGGGCTTATGACTCCGCATGAGCCGTTTGATGTGGCGGCTGATGCCGTATTCCTGCTCAAATCGGCTGGCGGAGTAGAGCATGGGTCCGGCCATGCGAATGTCCCTGCGCTGGCATCCACTGTTGATGGCCTTTTTACAGACCTCCTCAGTGATGCCTTTGCTTCGAACATTTTTATTGGCCACCCTTGCCATCAAGGAAGGCAATTCAGACACTGGGACACACATATGACCGGCGGAAGCCGCCAAGTCCAAAGTGTATCGCAGTGCCTCCCGTAGACGAGCCGGATTGTCGATAGCGACGCCCTGTTCCAGAGCGAAGCTGTCTACCATATCGAAGGAAAACCCCTTTACCTCGCAGACACGGTAAGTGTCGTGCTTCAGGATTTCCACCACATCCTCGTCTGGGAATGCCTTGAGTAGTGTTTGTACCTTCCGAAGAGAGAGGTTCGCATTGCGAAGAAGCCTTGTGACCTCGCGCTCTTTCTTCGTCTCGCTCAGAGCCACCTTCAGTCTGTTGACCATCTTCTTGGATACAGTGCGCCGTCCATACTTTACACCAATCAGCCGTTCAGGTTGGGTGTCCAGTATATCCCACGTCATATCCCCGAAGGTCTTCCATACTGCCTCGGAAGCAGCGGGACCGAACCCGCAGCGCAGGCTCGATAGGTACGATATTGTGGCGTCCTTGGTTTTCTTGAACTGGTACTCAAAGGATTCGACCTTGAAGGATGAGCCGTACTTACTTCCTACAGACCAGTATCCGGTCATTGTAATGACCGTGTTCCGGTTTACGTTACGGTCCTCCGCATAGGGCAGACCATCGCCGGTGGCGACAAATGTAACGTCTGTTTGTGTGTTCTGGCACTTAATGACCTTCCAGCCATCCTTTTCGTACAGTCGATAGATAGGAACGCAGGTGATTGTTTCAAGATTCTTGCTCATCACGCACGCGCTCCCTTCAGGGGAGGCGGCGAATGGGATTATAGTTGCCATGTCGCCGGCCTCCTTTATAATTTATTTTTTTTTTGAAAAAACTACTTTACCTGAATGGGATTATGCGGGCTTCATCTTGCTCTTCTTAATGCTGAACGTCCGCGTTTTACACGGGATGTCCACGATACAGTCGCGGAACTTTTCTGCCAAATCGGGGTTTGTTCCGTAGAGCGTGTCAATGAGCAAATCCAGAACATCACGCTTAATCTCCGTGCCCTTACGAGGACTGTTCTTGACCTCGTAGGTCTCGTCGTTGATGGTGATGAGTCCTGTATCCATGTCGGGACCCAGCGCCTCAATAAGAGGCAAGGACGCTGACTTTCGCTTTTCGTCAAGAGCCTTTTTCTGCTTATCCAGCAGGGAAGACTGCTCAGACAGCTCCAGCCATTCAGAGACCTTACCGGCGAGGTCATCGGGAAGCGTGCGCGTAACGGCGGCCTTTCCAACAGTGGAAGCCAGTCCGTTGAGCACCTGAATTTCCTTCTCCATGTCACCGGTATACTGGGGAACGCTGTTGTTCTCAACGTAAGTTTCCCACCAGTCTGCCTCAGCCTCAAGCTGGTCGTGCTCTGCTTCCGCATCACGGGGCATAAACCGCCGCTTGAACTCAGACAGGTCATAGGAGGAGCCCATATACAGGTCTCCAGCCTCGTAATCGTGCGTCAGGATGGCGCCGATAAACGTACCCTTGATGCGCTCGTCGTTCAAAACAGCGGGATACTGCCGCATCTGGGGGATATACTGGGGAGGGACTTTGTTGTTGACCCACGCCGCGAAGTTCTGCTCCTTGGTCGTTTTCGCTTCGAAGACGAACAACTCGTTGTTCAGCTCCACGATGGCGTCAATGTTCGCCGTAACACAAGGAAACTCCTTACTGCGGAACATTCTGTATTCGGGGATGCGCTTGGCGCCGGTAAGCGCACAAAACGTATTCACGACTACATCTTCCAAGAAGTGACCACGAACAAACACGGAGCTGTTGCTATCCTCCCGTTTCAGGTTGGGATTTCCAACCTTGTCATGGTACAACTCCGTCTGCGTGCGATAGTGGGACGAGCCCATAATCACAGCCGCATCAGAACCGCCAATGCCGAGATGACGGATAGCCTCCCATTCATGGGTGGAAACAAAGCGGCAGTCAACGACGGTCTCCGCGTTGGGCCACTCCATACGGGGCTGGGGCAGAGGCTTCGTTTTGCCGTAGAGATTGCTCTCGAAGAGAACGGCATCGCGCAGCTCCTCCGGCGTCAAAGCGTCAAAGTCGCCATTCTCTGCCTGCATCCTCTTGAACACATCCGCTGCGGTTTCCGCGAACGACTCAACCGGCAACAGAGCAGCGACGCAGAGGTCCTTCGCCGCCTCCAATACCTCCATGCGCTGCCGAATGGCAGCCATGGTGTTGATGAACGGGATTGCAGCACGCGGGTCCATCCACATGGGAACCGCTGTGGGGAGATTGCACTCAAAATACATTTTTCGTTTTCTCCTTTCTATGTGTGAGGGTAGGGTGCGGCTAACGCCGCACCGCACCCTCCATATACGCTTCAATGCTCCACTTGTTCTTAAACCGCTTATTTACGGTACTGATGGGGTCGGTGCTCATAAAATCATCGCGGAGGCGACGGATTTGTGCCGCTTTGGTGCCTGCACAGTATTCCATAGAGCCCGTGCGAATCATCTTTGTGATATGACGCTTCATGCCGTTGGGAGTGAAGGAAACCATTGTGGGACGTTTACTGTCCTTATGAAACAGTAAATATACGACTTTCACTGGCCATCACCGTCCTCATCGTCCTCGTCGGCGTCATAGACGTCGTCGGAAAAGACCAGCGTGGTATTGAAGTCAACGACTTCAGACACGCCATACGTGAAGCTCATCAGCTCGAAGCCGTGCCTCGTGCAGATTTCGTCGGGGACGTTGAGGAAGTCGCCGTAGTTGAATTCTCCACAGTTGTGCTCGTACATATCCAAGCCGTCCTTCGTGTGGCAGAATTCGACAGCGGCGTCACGAATGGCCCTTTCGAGGTCGAAATCCTCGTAGGGGATGGAAAACACCATTGTGGTGATATCCACATTCAGCCCATCTCGGTCCACCGCGTTGATGACCTTCGTGACTCTCGTAATCATATCCGCGTAGTATCCATCACCATTTTCGTCATAGACAACATACAGCTCCTCGCCATTGTCAGTATCGTCGCAGAGATGTGCGTCACCATCTACATCAACAGTGAAAGACATCTCGCGCTTATCGGGAAGACGGTGGCAAACCTTGTCACCGCCCCTCAGCTCGCGGAACGGAACGTAAAGCATAACACCATCGCGCTCGACGCGGACGGGGGTGTCCCCGTTCCCGAAAGTTTCAAAAACTGAAGCCATATTCATTTTTCTCCTTTCTTTACTTGGTGGTGGGCACAGGCTTAAAATCCACAGGCTTAAACAGCCTTGCAACCTCGTCAATCTCATCAGGGAGCCTTTTGGTGACGCGATTCAGTCCGTTATAAGCACCGAGGGAACCCTCAGGATAGGTGGTATCCACCTCGCCAGTCTCATAGCGAAGATACGTCGCAATGAGTCCGTCCTCAATGGAATCGAACTCCGGCTCGACCGTGAGTGTCTCCGCTTCAGAGAAATCGTACAATCGGCAACTCTCGTCGTCGAAGGGACTATGAAGGGTGATATACACTTTAGCACCGAGCCCGCAAGGGCCGATGATATAAGGCTTTTTGCCCTTCATAGTGGCGATGCTTTCCACCATGGGAACGACAACCTCATCATACCAGAACGGCATTTTGATGTTGTCTGCTTCCTTTTTTCTGCCCTCAGCGAGAAACCGCTTACGTTCGGCATCAGCCGCCGCGTACTTCTCGTCAAAAGCAGCGGTATATTCGCTCACTTTCATGTGTTTCTCCTTTCTTATGTCTTATGCAATACAGACAGCACGGTCATCCCAGTATTCGTCCGCACCGATTTTACGTCCGTCGCCGCCAAAGAAGGCGACTCGGAGAGGCTCTGCCTCGTTGACGTAATCGAAACTAAGGCCTACTTCCGCGCAGGCGCGGAGAGCATCCTCAAGATGCTCTCCGTGCCGGCAGGTCCATAGAATGAGGACAGTACCCTTAGCCTGCTCTGCCTTGGCGCGGTTGATAACGTCCCACTTCGGCTCGACGATGTGAGGGAAGTCCGTGACGAACAACGTACCATCAAAATCGACGGCGATGCAGCGGGGGTATGGTGGAGTGGCTGCTGCCTGAGCCACATTGCTTGTGGTCAGGTCAGTTGCCATACAGTTCCCTCCTCACTTCGCTTTACGAGCTTCATAGTGCCACGTGTGCAGGGCTTGGTAAGTTTACCATCCTCCCAACGCACATTGGCGCAAGGACTGACGCGCCCACACGCAGCACAATAGCGGACAGAAAGCCCAACTACGGTCCCTTTTGCGCTCCCGTCTCTGCTCAGAACGGCGTCGCCAAAGCAAATGTTACTCATCGGCGCCGCCCTCCTTCTCGAACATCTTTTCATATGCCGCGTTGACACAGCAGTCAACGCAGTCGTTGTCCGTGCAGTTTTCCTCGTTAATCTGCTGGCGGCAGAACTTGGAAAAAAGACACTTGAAGGAGGAAACCTCCTGAGAGGAAAAGTCGTTGTTGGCATAAATGCTCATTTCTTTTTCTCCTTTCTTTACGATGCCTGCTGGAAGGTGTAGCTCTGGCGTCCCCATTCGACGGTGCCGCCAACGTCGTACTTTGCCCACTCCTTATCCATGTGAAGGATTTTCGCCACCTGCTCCTCCAGATTCGTGATGGTCGTCTGGGAAGCACCGGCTTCCTTGGCGTAGAAGGGGATGTCCGACATGGACAGATATACGTCGTGCATGGGGACAAAGGGCATACCCGCAGTCAGTCTGGCAAGGTCCTTTCGGGCCTCGTCAGCATACTTTTTAGGTAGCCCCAGCTTGTTTGCAAGGCCGATAAGCACATTTTCAGGGTGCTCGACCTGCACGCTGGTCAACTTGTCCAGCGCCTCGGTCATGTCGATGAACTGTGCATACAGACCGTCCAACGCCTCCTCAAAGGCGGGAACTCCGTCCTTACCGTTGCTGCTTCTGGTATGCTTGACAGCAATACCATCAGTGAAGCGAACACAGTTGCCGGCTGGCTTCTGGAAATAGGGTACTGCCGTGGCGCAGCTATTGCCGGTATCAGAGGAAAAGAACTTGACGACCGGCATCATGTTCATAGAATGAACTGATGTAATGCCGTGTGCGTCCAGTGCATCCTCATAGATAGTCAGCATTTCATCCTGCTTGTCAGGCAGCGCCCACATACATACCGTGGCGCTGTGGCTGTTTTCTCCGCCGAGGAATTCCACCTTGCCGAATCTGTCGTTCAGCTTCCGAATGGTTACTGCCAGAAGCTCGGAGATGGGCATAACGCGGTAGCCGCCGCCGTTATCGGAATGCAGGGCCGCGATGCGTCCATAACGCTCCAGAAGAAGGGTCAGGCTCTTATCCGGCGCCGCACGAAGCCCGTTATTCAGCACCTCTGCGGAGCAGTAGGGCGTCATACGGGAGAATGCGGAGCCGAACAGCTTCGCGGTGTTATGCAGGGAACCGATGGCGGTGTCGCGCAGTACCCATGCGTTGGGCTCGTTGGTCACAATGAAGTGGGAACCCATGCTGGGGTCAGCGGCTTCCATCGCCGCATCCAGCGTTACCTTGCGGGTCAGCATGGGGTCGTCAGCGATTTTCTGCACCACAATGGGGACCTCAATGGGCTCCAGCGGAACTACGTGGATGCTCTTGGAAGGAACACCGGGCAGCCAGCGGCTGTTCTGCTCCATCTCCTGAACTTCCTGCAGAAGCTCGCTCTCCACGCTCGTGACAAAGCGGTAGTTGTCCTGCTCTCTGTTGATAGCTCTTTCCATGATTTTTTCTCCTTTCTTGAGCTGCCTTCCGTCTCAAAACGGTCAGGAAACTTATGCTCACACGAAATTTAAGAGGTAATATATATGAAAAAGACAGTTACTCCACATGAAGGAATAACTGTCTTTTATAAATGATGTGACTTGAAAAACGGAGATAAATCTCCTTATAAAAATATCTTCGTAATTATACTACTATACTACCACGTTTCGTTATTTTGTCAATTCCTTTTGCGCGAAAAGAAGCTCCCAAAGGAGCTCCTTTCGAGAACCTGCCCCGTCTCAGACGCGGTGAACGGTGAGTCCTTGCGCCTGAGCGTATCGCAGGGTATATCGAGGTGGTCATCATCAATGAAAGCCTCAGGTTTGGTCAGTAGCGTAACGCCGAGGCGTTTTGCCTCAGCTTCCATCTTTTTGAACTTTTGCTCAATGACAGCTCTTTTTGCGCTCACAACTTTTCTCCTTTCAGTCGGCCTCATGGTAGCGTTCGACAACATACTCCTTGGTGTAGTCTTCGTTCTCCGCCTCAGTCCACACACGCACGGTCATGGAGTCCTTAGCGACAAAATCAGCATCGCTGCTCTTATCCTCGTTACGCTCGTAGGTCTGACCGATGTAGGCCAAATCCTGTGTGTTGGACCCATCCTTATCCTGCACGCTTACAAACACCTCCGTGTGGAGTCCCTTTTCGCAGGGGTCAATCGCTTCCACAGAGATAGTCCCGTTGCCGACATCGGCAATAAGGCTTACCGCAGTGCGATGGTTGGATTCCACGCGGATAGGGTCGTAGATGGCAGTGCCATCTGCGATAGCCTGCTCAATCATCTGGATACCAGCCACCCAACTCAGGTAGCGGCAGCCAAACGTCTTGCCGGCATCCATGATATCCGCGATGACTTCGGAATCGCTGAACATCCCCTCCACCATGTCGTAGTTGGAGATGATGTAGTTGCGCCACTCATCGCAGAAACGATAGCCTTCCGTCGCTTTCAGCAGGTCTTTGAAGTCGTCCTTATAGTCCTTAGACACGTACTCACGGTAGTGCCTGATTTCTTCCTTGGCTTCCACCGAGGAGAACTCATACACATCGTTTTCCCTGAATGCGCCCAGCTTCTCCTCAAGATACTCAAGGGAGATGGGCTTGAACTTATTGGGCCGTCCACAGCCCACAGGTGCGTTCTTGTAGGGCTTCTCAGTGGTCCACGTTTGCCACGTGCAGTTGAAGATGGCGTCGCCGAGGTCGCCGGTGATGAAGACGTGGTTCTTGTAGAACGTATACTGGACAGCATAGGCGTTTGTGTTATCTCGCTTCCAGTCCACAACGACGATGTCCCCACGGTTGTGAATGTGGGCGCGGTGCTTGGCGAACTGCGTGTCCTTGATGCGTTGCATCCGTTCCTGTACTTTCTGATAATCCATTTGTTTCTCCATTCTCCCAGCCTGTGATAAGGGCTTACGGGAACAAAAATGTAGTAAATATATAAAAAGACAGCCGTTCCCAAACGAGAACAACTGCCTTGAATATTTGATGTGACTTTGAATCGGAGATAAATCTCCTTATAAAAATATCTTCGTAATTATACTACTATACTACCACATTCAAATATTTTGTCAATCGTTTCCTTCAAGCTGTTGTGCATTCATCTCGACTTTGAAAAGCCAATTATCATCGCGCTATTTTCAAAAAAAGAAAAGCCCCCGAAGGAGCTTTTCTTAGTGTGAAAATCAGTGTTTTTCCGAGAGAAAAATCTCAGGGGAGTTGCTCGTCCGCGAAATTGGCAAACGCGCCCGCAGCCTCTTTCGGAGCAACGCCATTGACGTCGATGGAAACACCGGTTCCGGAGTGACGCGCAATAGCATGGATACGCAGGTCCTCAATGAGATTGGTCAGCGCCAAATTCAGAAGCACGTTCCAATAGCTGTTCATGTTCATGGAAGCAAAACGCCTGAAGTCTCTGTCATGGATGATTTCAGGGATGGCTTCGACGAGGCAGTGCAGGCTCCTCAGCCGCGAAGAGACGCGGTTGAAATCCGCAACGTCCATGGCAAACAGGTCGCCCTCGTAACCGAGAGCCTTCGCCAGACCGCCAGAGACCTCGTAGTGCTTCTCTACGTGGATGAGGTTGTCCTCGTCGTCATCCTCACCGGCACTGTCCTCCATGCCTAAATCGGTGAAGAAAGCAACGATTCCCTCAGGAGTCCACGAGTGTGTCGCATCCTCCCGCAGCGCGTTGAATGCCCGAACAGCCAGATTGTTGTTGCCTTCACACACGGCGAGAATTTCGTTCCATGTGTACGAGGCAAACGGCGCCACTCTGCAATCCTTGCCGGTGATGTAGCAAACCAAATCAGGGAAGGTCGCAGCATTGTAGACATTGATGTAGCCATTCAGCCACTTTCCGTCCTTGCCAAACGGCTTGCCGTCCTTTATGCTGCAGATGCCCATGACCAGCAGGAGGTGAAGCTCAAGCATAGACAAAGGAATGAGCTTTTCCTTGGTCTGATGCAGCCGTTCACGGATATAGAGCTCCGCCAGTTCCGTGGCAGTCACATTTACAACAGAGCCCTTCTCGGCCTCGGCAAAGAAAACGTCGCTCGCCTCGGAAGTAGGCAGCACGTAGCAGCGTTCCTTTACATAGGCCCGAAAAACGTTATCGTATATTCTGATGCCCCTCTTATTTTTTACATCGCCCTCCGGGACAAATCGGCATGATATATGCCTGAAAACATCACTCTGCATAATGTCTTCATATGCCTTTGCAGAGTCGATGAGGTCTCCATCAACTACGATACGGTGGTTGTTTTCCATCTTTTCCAGCTCCTTCTCAGAAAACCCGAACAGGGAGTTGTAGCAAAACTGATTCATACTTGTCTCCTTTCAAATTTATTCAGCGGAACACGCCGACCTTCAGAGCTTCAATGGGCAGAGAAAACTCAGGCCCAGTCTCACCGTTGGAATCTGTGGCATACAGCCACGCCGCCGCAACGCCGTTTTCATCGACGCCGGTGCGTACCACAGTGACGACCTCGCCATCACAGCAGCAAAGCATACCTTCGCTGTTGAATAGCTCATAGTAAGTCGGTTCGCTGCCGTCAGGGAAGGTCTCAACTTCCAGCTTATTGGGTGCTACGCTCATATTGCAGTCATTGATGACCTTCAACGAGATACCGATGCGCTCGCCGGCCTTGAGGTTGAACTCTCCGCAGGAAGTGGATTCATCGGAAAAGGAAAACAGCTTTGTTTTCCCGTTCGTCCGGAAGCTCTTCTCGGCTTCATCCACCTTCTTGCGAATGGCGTTGAACATGGCGTTGACCTGTTCCTCAGTGTAGTACCCGCTATAACGGGTAGACAGGCACTCCAGCATATCCAGACCGTCCAGAATACGTCCGACACGCTTTTCAGCGGTCCTGATGAACATATCCCGTTTTCCCTTGGTGATTTCCTCAGCGGAACGAGTTGTCTTGCGTCCCATAATTCTTCTCCTTTCACCAGTTGTCGCCCGTGCGTTCCCGCAGAATGACGAGCTTTGCATTCACGACCTTACAGTCGCAGTAGACTTTCAGCCTTTCTCCCAGCAGGACCTTTAGCTCCGGTGTTGCCTGAAGAAGTGTCGGCTGGATGCAGCCGCACTCGCTCATTGCCAGAAACGGAGCATCGGGAGGGAAGATTGGCCGCTGGATTTTGACTTTGTATACGCGGTCATCAGCCTTCTTACTCATGGACGACCTCCACTTCCGGCGCATCGAAACGACTGTCTTTATACAGTGTGATGTCGTTTTTGACCAGCCGAATCGACGTGACCAGTGAGGTGAGTTCATGCACCCCTGCCCACTTCTTCTCGAAATCCATCAGCGTATAATCGCCATTTACATTCGAGAAGGGGATGGACAGAATTTCACTTCCCGCATCGTAAGAAACGGCGGGTACGGTGGCAGCCAGAGCGTCCCAATCCTCACGCAGCATACGCTGGACGTTCTCGCAGACGGAGTTGAAGAAGTTTGTACCGCAAGAGCCACGGGTTGTGAAATCGAAATACAGATAGCTTACAAAGCCATCCATCGTATTCAGCCGCACTTCTGTCGTGAATCGCTGCTCGGCATTGCCGGCCCCGATGACAGGAGTCTCACAGCGAGGCAGCCAGCATCGTGCCTCAGGGTTTTTGTAGATGATATAGAAGCACTCAATATCACCATACGACCCGTCAGGCAGGGAAGACACGCAGTTCTTCGTCGCCAGATATTTCGCACACGGTGCAAACAGCAACGCATGGAAAATCTGTTTTTCCTCAGAAACACCCTTATCGCACTGCAGCGCTGAAACCAGTTCACCGGTCTCGACGATGCGGTAGCCCACCATGAGTCCCACGGTGGGCAGGCAGTCCATCACACACTCCCTGTCGTCAATGCGAAAACCATGCAGTGTAAACGACGGAGTTCCCGGCGCAGCCTCATGGATACGGGGGTCGAGGAACTCCGCGATTTCACGATGCAAAATAGGCATCTCGATTGTCCTTTTCATAGCTTTGCTCCTTTCATCCCCTGCGTCCCCTCAAAAGTGAGGACGCAGGGGCTTGTGTTATTCAAAAAATTATGTTTCCCGCACGGGCGGCCACACATAGTTAGAGGGATACATCCCGTGGTATTTGTGTGAAAACGCCCGCTTTGCGGCCTCAGCGCTCTTGTAGCCATAGCCCTGCGCGTCATCGTAAATGATGCCGATGTTCTCGGCATCCACTACGATATAGCGGAACAATGCCGCCCCATCGTAACGATGCGGATACAGTCTCGCAGAGACGACACAGGGTTTCGGGCCTACCACCGCGATGGGCAGCAACGTGACAGTGCCGTAAATGGCGTTCTTGAGATACCGCTTTTCAGGGAATCTCAGAAGGCTCATGCTTCATCACCGCCACTGACCGCCTCGTAGCAGAGACGCGCCTGCAGGATGTTCAGCACTTCCTCGACGGCGTTCTGCCAAGTGGAATTCACGTCATTGTTGCAGTCGGCATCGTGCTCAAACTGAGCAACGATATCGTTCAGCACATAGTTCGGAGACTCCTCATCGACCAGAGATATCGGCTCAGTGTCACCGAACTTTTCCTTGAAGCTCTCCAGCTTCTCGGCGTCGTCCTCATTATCAGGGTCGAAGTCGCTGACGTCGAAGCCCAGATACGTGCAGAGCTGGCCTTCCGCATCCATCAGCCGGTAGTATCGCTCCTGTTCACGATATGCGGTCTCCAGCTCGCTGCAGGACAACTCGATTTCGACGGTGATGGTGTTTTTGGTGTCGGGAATCTGAATGTTACGGGTAATAGTCATTTTTTTCTCCTTTCTTTTTTCAGAGCTGCCGGTTACACCAGCAGCGACAAACCAATGCGAACGGTCTTCAGTGGAAACTGCTCCGTGTCGAGACGGAAAGAGGTTCCACAATCGAAGCAACACACCTCCGGACCGTACACATTGTCGTGTTTCGGACCGAACTTCACGCTCCCGCAAATGGGACAGGCCGCGCAGAGAAGTGTAGGGCTCTTCACCTGCACGTCCATCTTGCTCGCGCCTGATGTGGCATCCGTCCACCCCGCTAAATAAGCGGGGGAGACACCCAGAACGGCAGCAAAACGCTCCAGAGTGTTGAGAGGGATATTTTCCACTCTGCCCGCCTCATACTTGTAGACGGTTTGAGAGGTGACATCGCAGCTCTTAGCCAGCTCTACCTGCGAAATACCAAGTGCTTTGCGAGCGTTTCGGATTCTGTTGCTCACAACGTTGCCCATCATGCTGAAGCACCTCCGTCCAATGGCTGCCAACAGACGTCCATTTTGAAGAAGGATATGAACGGTTTTTCAAGACCGTTTGCTTCAGCAAAAGACCTTGCTTTTTCCTCGGTTTTGAATGCAATGAAGCTCTGAAGACCCCCATTGAAGTAGATGCAGCAGGCCCCGATTGGAGGAGAAGCAAAAAGGTCAATGCCGAGCGTCTCATTCTGCTGATATAGCAAGGAAACATAGGTCTCAAACACACCTTTTACTGGCCTCAAGGCATCGAGGTCATCCATATTGGAGCCATTGGCTTCAATGAGTTCAGTAATCTTCGCAATATCTGTTTTCTTGAATACCTCGCGAATACGAGGGTCAAGGCAAAAATAAGTAACACGAAGAATTTCGCTCTCCAGATTCTGAATCAGTTCTTCAAGCGGGGTAGACTGATTGCGAGCGAGGTAAGCCTCTCTTTCCGCGTGCTCCAGCCATATGCCAATGCCCTTAATGTTCGCCTCCGCAGCGGAAGCGAGTTTTTTGAAAGGTATTTTGACAGTCTTGGTTGCAACAAGAAAACAAAAGGCAAGATAGTAGCCGACCTCACTCAGCGTTTCGATGACCGCCTTAAAGTTTTTTGTCATGTCTTTCCTCCTTTCTGAGACCCTGAGAACGTGGAGGCTCAGACGCGGTCGTGTACGCAATCGCCATTCCCATCCATCACTGCTTCGTGCTGGAGGAAGGTGTCGTGGTACAGAGCCTTGCCGAACGCCTTGCAGACGGGGCATTCCCAGCTCACCTCCGTACCATCGTTGTAGTCGATGTCACGGTCGCCCTGATATTCGACCTCAGCGCCGCATACAGGGCAAACATCCTCCTCGTCGCCGTTAGGGTGAAGGAACGGGATGCGCTGACCCATCGGGTCTTCGAACGGCTTTACGATGCGCTGCACAAAGGCGAGCAGCACGTCAATATCAGCCCTTGCCATCAGGAGCATGACCTCTGCGGCGGATTCTTTCACATCCGGTGGGAATACCCCCGTAATGGTCTCTACCAGTGCAGCAGGATGCTCCATGGCGCGAATCAACTCACGACCCGTCGTAAGAAGCTGGTACAGAGCCAAGACGCATACCGTGTGTCCATACTCGCTGTATGCCTTGTCCAGAACCTCATATGGCGTGGACTCAGCAACACTGTGATGAGCAAACAAATGCGCGAGTTCTGCATCGTACTTTTTGTTTTCCATGATTTCTCCTTTCTCCCAGCCTGTGATAAGGTCTTACGGGAACAAAAATGTAGTAAATATATAAAAAGACAGTTGTTCTCAAAAGAGAGCAACTGTCTTGAATATAATGATGTGACTTGGAAACGGAGATAAATCTCCTTATAAAAATATCTTCGTAATTATACTACTATACTACCACGTTTCAGTATTTTGTCAATAATTCTGTGGGTAAAAAGAGAGGGCTACCATAAAGGTAGCCCTCAGACGTTGTAAAAATCTCCTTTCAGGGGCGAATTGCATCAACGCAGCCATTTGTCTCCTTGCTTAAAGTAGACAACGTTTCGTTACAAGACGTATCTGCACCCTCTAAAATCAATCGCAAGAACTCGCTGAGTTCTTCTGATTGGTGTTTAATAGATTGGTACAATACTGTTCTTTTCGCACCTTCCCCTGTCTCTTTGCACTTTGTTTGCACTTTCACCAAAGCGATAACTCGCTCAAACACCTCATCAAGATTCTCTCTCGTAAGTGCTTTATAGATGTTATCCTTTTGGGAATCTTCAAGCGGTTCCACAGCATTTCGACAGGACTCATATATGACTTTTGCCAGTTTTCTGGGGCTTGCACCAGACAGCTCATCAGCCCGCGCAAGAGCATCATTACTGAGTCCAAGCAAATAATCTGAAGAAATACAGTAGATTTCCGAGATTCGCTTGAGATATTCCCCGCTGGGCACGACTTTCCCTTGACGCCACTTCGCAATTATCGCCGCCGAAACATTGAGCTTTGTGGTTGCCGTTGCTGATGTATCACCGTTGGCAGCCATCAACGCACGGAAACGTTTACCGAAAACCTTAGCCGTCTCTTTTTCAAAGTTTTCCATCTGTACCTCCATCAAAACGGCAAATCAACAGGCCCATCTGCCAGAGATGCAGATACGCTCTCAGTAGCGGGCTTCTGCTGCATCGCCTTCAGAATAGCGTTCTGTTGCTGCAATAACGCATTCTGTTGGGAAATGAGAGAATTCTGTTTTGCCATAAGCTGTAGCGCCGAGTTGTAGAAGGCTCGTGCGGGAACAGCCGGATATGCCGCCTCATCGGGGATGTCTTTTACCTGCTGGGTCTCAGATTGACCCAGCAGATAATCAACAGAGACATTGTAAACATCCGCAATTTTAGCGAAGTAATCAATGCTCGGCACGATACGCCCACGCAGCCACGTTGAGACAGCTTCCGGAGCGACACCGATAATCCTTGCAGCTTCCGTCACGGAGTCGCCGTTGTCTTCCATCAAAGACGTAAAACGTTCGACAAAAGACTTTTTGAGCTTTTCCAAAAAGGCATCCATTGTGGGCACCTCCCTTACAGGCAGACAGTTTCCGCTGAGACCCGAATGGCACGCAGGGTACAAAGGTCCATGTCGGGATAGAGGTTCATCACCGTTTTCCGCAGCTCATCGAGTGTCTTGAAATCTCTGTCAACGAGCAGAACAGGACCGCTGGTATCGTACCAGTTATCCTCGTTTTCCTCGGAATAGATATCTTCGTCGATGGTGCCGCAGTAAATCTGAGCGTCTCTGACGTAGGGACTGTCCGTGAAGACCATATACCGTCCAGCCTCAGAAGTCTTGTCCGCGATGCTGGCCGTGCAGCCCGCATCGCACTTGCTGCAGAAATCGTCGCAGCCGTCCTCGTGGATACGCGGCGCGGCACCGGTAATGAACGGAGCGCGGCAAATACCGGAAGCATCCGCAAAGGCGCACAACTCAGAGTCGCACTCGCAGCACAGCTCGTTCCGATAGGTCAGAGTAGCGATGGTAGCTGTGTTGTCCTCGCCACGACCGTAAAGCAGCGCAGCGATGCCCTTGGAATAGCGTTCGTCGAACCAGTGCCAGATGTCCTCGCGAGGAGTGCCGGCAGGGAAGTGGAGGAACGCATCCTCCATCTTCTCGGTGTCCGGATTCATCGGGACATCAGTGAACTCATCCCACAGCTTTTCCAGCTCCGTATCTCTCTGCTTCAACGGCATGAACTTCACCGTCTCAACCTGTCCCTCCAGCGAAGCGACACGCTTATTCAGCTTATCGTATTTGACGGCGTGGGCGCAGTTGGCATCGGGGAAGTCGCGGTTATAACAGACGTCCTTGCAAAAGGAACTGGCAGGGCAGGCCCTGCAGCGGGTCTTGGTATTGTGTTTAGTCATGTGTTTTTCTCCTTTCTTTCTTCGACACGAATTGACAATAAGCTACCACGCTTTAGGCGTGAGTACCGCCCTTGACCGCGTCACTGATAACCTTCCGTTCTACCTCAGTGAGAAGTACATCATCGTCGCTCTCACAATGGCCGGCGTTCCAGCTCACACTGGTTGCCTTGGCGTGCAGAACATTCTCAATGAGTGTAACCGCATTGTCTGCGAAGCTCTCCAAATCCGCATTGGAGAAAGCGAACGGCACCAACTTCTCAATGATGACATCGAAAGAACCATCATCATAGGTGTGCGTGCCGGCGCCGCTGCCGAAGTTCGCTTTCAGCTCCTTTCTTACCTCAAGCATATCGGAGGGACGGGAGAACGCAGCTCTCAGCCAAAAACGCATCTTGTCCGTTCCAGAAGTTGCATCGTGATAGACATGGCAGCGGCACATATCGCCGCAGATGTCGCGGACACGAGTGCTGGTTTCGGATGAGGGGGAAGCCTCAGGTGCGGAGTTGGAATCCTTCAGTTCAACAAAGGTTCCGTTTTCCAGATGCTCGCTCGCCCACTCGTCGATACTGCCAATTCCATCAGAAGGGACCTCAACGATATAGGCTGGTCCGACATCGGGATGGACCTTGATGCGGACAACTGCCACATTGCGTCCACCAACAGGGGTTTTCTTGAACTTCGGCTTGCCATCGGGCGTGCCGAACTGTTCCTCGAACATGGAAATATAGTTGCTGATGTGTTGGAACTGATAGCCAATTTCGGGGGTGTAGTTTGCGGTGAAGCAGTAGAGCGCGTGACCGATACCCTCGCGGGAAATCCACCACGAAATCTTCTTGTTTGCCCCGTTACGCACCGGCGTTAAGTTGTAGAGCCCATACACAAAGGGGATACCGACACGAACGGCGCCACTCTGCACCTGCCTATTGGACGAAAGTTCATCCCACGCACCGCTTGCGTTTACGAAGCGCCCCACAAGGACGTCCGCACTGCACACGGCATCAGAATCAGCTTCGCAGGGCTCAACACCAACCAGCTTCGCATAGCTTACCTTGCGAAGCCCTACAGCAGCCGGCACAAATGCACCGTCGCGGTTGGTAGCTGCCATCATAACAGCAAAACCACAATCGGTAATTTCACCGGTGACGGCAACCTTATCGTGGACAGTCTCCATGTTCTCGCCAGCGTACTCGAAAACAACATTAGTTTTCATGTTTTCTCCTTTCTCCCAGCCTGTGATAAGGACTTATGGGAACAAAAATGTAGTAAATATATAAAAAGACAGTCGTTCCCAAGCGAGAACAACTGTCTTGAATATTTGATGTGACTTTGAATTGGAGATAAATCTCCTTATAAAAATATCTTCGTAATTATACTACTATACTACCACGTTTCGGAATTTTGTCAATAATTTTGAACGAAAAGAAAAAGCTCCCCGAAGGGAGCTTTCTCACACATCTGTTAAAAGATTGCAGCGACCAAATCACGAGCAGAAGCTAAAATATCATCCGAAACATAGACAACAACAGGGTTAAAGTTGAGCAAAATAATGTTGCCGTGTCTTACCATACTTCTCGCCCCTGTGGGGAGCCCCAGTCGATTTCGGTCGGCTTATAGCCCCCATCATACCCTTCAAAGACCTCATCAATCGTTTTAAGTTTATTTGCCTTTTTGATAATGAGCTTATCACCATCGGCCAAAACTTCAAGAGCTTCGTCTTCACTCCATCCCATTGTTTCCAAAACGTATTTTGGGAGTCTTATGCCGTGGCTATTGCCCCACTTCTTTAGGGTAGTTTTCATGCGGCTCGCAAACCTCCTCATCAGGGATATACAAAGTATATCCCTGATAGAAGAGGCTGTCAAGGCGTCCTGAGTGATGGGTCCGATTCTCTCTTCTCACACCTTCCTATCAACAAGCGGTTCCACGCAGCTCCTTCACGGTTTCGTTGATGGATTCCTGTGCCAGTTCGTCGGTGCGAGCGATGGCGTTGATGTAGTCGATGACCACGTCGCCTTTCTTGGTGAGGAAGACGCGGGCAATGACCTCACCCTCGGCATTGTCGTCGGACGTGCGCCAAGCATCGACAGACACGGCAGCAACCACATCACCGCAACCAACGGGAGAGTCTTCACGGAAATCGTGACGGATTTCCGCCCAATAACGCTCCTTTTCGGTGCTGTTCGCTGTCTCATCCGTCACTTCGACCTCGTAAGTGCCGTTACCGTAGTTGAATTTTCTGACGCACAACAGCAGCCTGTCCTCATCCATGCTCCACACCTCGATTCCGTCTGCGTCGTACAGGGAGAGATTGGAAACAACCTCAAACTCTCTGTGGATAATCCGCAGGACGGCGGTGAATCCGTTTTCGAACTTGCTGGTATACTCAGCAATAACGGCATTCGGCACGTTGAGGCTACCGTCGGGAAAGTCCTCACCCTTCATATAAGTGAGATACTTTCTCGCGTCCACAGCGGGAATTCTGATAGTGGTCTCGTGGAATGCCGGTTCGGACAAGTCCTTGACGACCTCCATGACGTACACAACAGCTCCGTCATCAAAGGTGTAGACGCCCTCCAACTTGCTTTCAGCATCCAGACACATGACTTCAGACATCTTCTCGTTGTAGAGGAGGGGATTAACAAAGAAGCCCTTGTCGTCGGAGCATACGTTGATGTTCGCAGAATAGCCGTTCGGGAATGTCAGGCCGAAGCTGCGAACATCGGCATACTTACCGATGCCAGTATACTCAACGGGATTGTGTCCCTCGTCACAGGGCATATCCAGAAGCTCCTGACAAAAATCTGCATCCCTTGCAGGAATAAGAAGGATGCCCTCGTATCTTGCGGAAGCTGCATTCTTTTTCATAGTTTTTCTCCTTTCATTTTTTGAGTTTTTCTTACTCAGGGATGTCATCAATATGCAGCACAACACCAACGCTGGACACATAGCCCTCATCGTCGAGAATGTCGAACTTGCGATGAGGAAGGTTGCAGATAACAGACCACGGACAGACAGAGTCCTCAGAGGAATCATCGCACCAGCGAAACTCGATGTCTGGCTCGCCTGCGGTTGTCTCATAGAAGCCCTGAGCCTTACTCGCAGTCAATTTGACACCATTGTAAGCGCCGATTTCCTGCGTCATGGCGCCCTCGACTTCCACAAGGTCGTCCGATGCAGCATAGACAACGACGAGACCCTTAACGACTTTCAGGGCTGCCGGAAAAACACTCCGCTCGTTCCGGTTGTTCAACTCGACTGCCCAGCGTTCCAGAAACTCGCTGTGGTCTCTTTTTGGTACGTTCACCTGCTTCTCCTGAGACGCCGCCTTTTCATCCATCAGCTCCTTCAGCTTCGGGCAATGGGCAGCAGGAACAGCGGTACAGAACCCACCTACGGCTGTGCAGTTGAAGTTATCCCTGTGGATATGCTCACAGTTGACGCAGTTCGGGCGATAAGTGGACTTGAGAACATCCAACTCGTGCCGAAGCGCGTAGATGGTTTCGCCTGTCTCTCGCATCTTATCGCTGATGGCTCCGACCAGTTCAGGTACAGAGGCATCGGGGCCGGGGCCAAACCTCTCGCCCAGAATGCGGCGGAGGGTCTCGTTCTCCTGCCTGAGCGTCAGCAGCTCTTCAGGGTCAAGGAAAGTGTCCTCGAAAGCCGCCAGCCGGTCTTTCAGCCGGTTTCGGCAATAGAGGGTAGAGCACATCTCCTTTGCCTCGTTGGATTCGCTCGTGCGCTCAGATTTGCACCGATTGCAGTCTACGCAAGCCTGCCCATCAGGAAGGCGGATGGTGAGTCGCTCCATAATCAATCTCCTTTCTCGCCAGCACCAGCGGATTCCACAGGGGCGTCCTTATCGTTGTCCACAATAAACGCCGTCATAAACTCGATATTGAGGTCTGTGAACGGCGGCATCTTATTGAGTGTTTCGGACAATGCACGCTCACCGCGCAGCATCTCCAGAAACTCCTTTGCAGGAATGACCTCCGTATGGCGTTCCCTTTTGGGATACACGACAGGGGTGGACACGGCCACAACGCCCTCACTGCGGCAGTAGGACACATAGCAGCGGCGGTCGAAGTCTTCAAATTCCTGCGCCAGCATGACGCGGAACGCGACAGGATTACCGTCCTCGGTCAGTCGAGTCCTATCAGAGAATATACGCTGATAGGCTTCCAGCCGCGTGTCGAACTTCTCAGGGCGATATGTGCAGCCACGCATGGACTCCATGCGCTCGACAAACTGGTCGTGATGATACGGCCAAGAACCTTCGCCCTTCGCAGCCAGCTTAAAGTGCGTTTGGTCGATGAACCGGCAGGTGTAGACCTTGGGTTCAGCACGGTGGCCGTCGGAAATCAAAAGTTTTCCGCCGTTGGGAAGTGTGAATACGGGATTAGAGTGCCGGTCTCGGAAAACAATAGTCTTGTCGTAGCCCACGACCAGACTGTTTGGCACAATGTAGTACCTCCCAACAGGTTTGTCAGACTTGAAAGTCATACTGTATTCTCCTTTCTTTTTCGCAGAGAGGGCGGGGAAGTCCCCGCCCTCATTTGGGACTCAGTAGTCGATGCACTCGTCCATCACGTCCGCTACGGCCTTGATGTCCTCAAAGGTGACATTCTCCGTCACGGGGATGGCGACATACAGTTCCCACTGGCAGAACGGGGTGTCCGTGTCCTTGGGGAACAGCACATCTGCGTGCAGTTTCTTCAGCTCCTCATCCGCGTTCAGCTTCTCGTCCAGCTTGCGGCCAGATTCCATCAGCGCCTTGCGGATGCTGACGTCCCGCTTTCCGTCCTTTTTGGACATCTCCTCACCGGCCTCTGCGATAATCAGCAAACACGGCTGGCCGTTCACAGTGGCGATGTAGGTGGGGAAGTTCAGGCTGTCGGTCCAGCAGGTGAAATAACCCCAGCGCAGCAGGGGAGGCACCTTCGTGTACCAGTCCATGTCTTCCACAGGAGGCTGATACTCTCCCTTCAGGAATGCTTCGTACTTTTCCTTATCGTACTCGGCGAGCTTGGTATCAAAGCCGGAGGGGTACAGTCCGGACACTCCGCGATAGTCGGGAACGTTGATGCTGCACAGGGAAGCGGTGTCATACCGCCCATCCCAGTCCTTGGGGGGCTTCTTGTCGGGGGTGTTAAACTCCCACACGAATACCTCCCCGCAGCCGTTGCAGAAAAACTGAGTTTCGTTGATGCTGATGATTTTGAACATATCTTTTTCTCCTTTCAATTTTTACCCTTATAAATCAATGAACGGTCCTTCGACCCGACATTGGCTCCATCTGAGGTTGCGCGGCTCGTTGTGACGCATGGCATCGAGGTAGCTTTGCGCTTGTGCCCTATCGTTGAACACGAGGGGCTGCACCCCATCATGGTCCAGCTTCGACCAATAGTAGGCATAGCCGGATACTTTGGGGTCAGCACAAAGCGTATAGCCATCGCTATCGCGGATAACAAACTTCCATGTTAGAACTCGTCCCATGTCCATAGCAGCCTCTCAATCCGCCGCAGACTCGCCGTAGACCATCACATCGTGGTCGGCGTAGATAGCCTGCAGCTCGTCCTTGGTGATACTCAGGCTGCTGAACAGCCAGTCATCGGCATCCTTCCAGTCAGAGAATTTGGGAGCGATTTCCTTGCGGAATAACTCCAGCGTCTCAAACAGGAGAGCCTTGGCACGAGGGGAAAGGTCGTCTTTGGCCTCAGATGCAGCCAGCCCGACATCGCCGTCCTCCTTGAGTTCAACGTCTCCCGTGGAATCCTCGTAGTCCTTCCAGAGATGGGCGTTGTCCTCGAACCGCTTGACGATTTCGGCGATGGAGATGTCGGTCGTCGGCTTATCCGTTGTCTCCTGAAAGTATCGGAACTCGAAGAATGGATGGTCGGCTTCCGTCACGCTGCCGAAACGCTCGTCGCTCAGACCAAGAGGTCCGGGGAAAAAGTATTCTCCGGCGTCGAGACTGGCGATGATGCGCTTCTTCTCATCATCCGTCATTCGTCCCGCAAAAACGGCGTCGTGCGGCTTTTTGTAGTTGTCTGCATCGCGATAGATGTAGAAGAGTCGCGTGTTGATAGCGTTCATTTGCTTTTCTCCTTTCTCCCTGCCTGTGATAAGGTCTTACGGGAACAAAAATGTAGTAAATATATAAAAAGACAGTCGCTCCCAAAGGAAAGCAACTGTCTTGAATATGATGATGTGACTAAAAACGGAGACAAATCTCCTTATAAAAATATCTTCGTAATTATACTACCATACTACCATATTTCCTCATAATGTCAACTGCTTCTGCACGAAAGAAACGCTCCCCAGTTGGGGAGCGTTTCAGAAAGAATTTATCTCCTTTCAAGATTCATTCAAACCTCTTTTGCGTCGAGCAGCGTGTCGATGTCGAAATCCTTGACAATGTACTTGTCAGGATTTGCAACGACCTCTTCGTACTCCTCACGGCTCTGGAAACTGTCAATGACTTTCTTTTCGGCGTTACTCAGCGCATTATACGGCTTGGTGCCGTAGTCAGCAGGCAGCCAGCCGCGCTTCATGCCGACGAAAATGTTCAGACGGTCGATGAGCAGTTTGGCGGAGTCCTTGAACTTCAACTTCAGAATGCTTTTCTTATAGAAAGAACCGGTAAAGAACGTGAATGCGATACTTTTACCGACGCTTTTCCCGTTTGTGACATTATCGTTGACAGCAGTCATCGGGTCGATAGCGTTAGGTACATTCTTGCCACCGTTGAGAAGATACAGAGCGCATTCCATATCATGCACCACATATGCGGCTTTACCCTGATTGAAAGCATTGCTGTAGCAGTCGAAGACGTAGTAATACATAGAGAGGTTCGGGAACACCAAACGGAACCCAGCGGCCTGTTTCTTGTCGAAAGAACAATATTTCTGGGTGTTCTCACTTGATAGCGTGTCCGCATCGTAATCGTACACATCATACCGTTGCCTACTTCCCATGCTCCCCAGCCTATCGAACAGGTTCAGCAGGGAAGTGGTGCAACCTCTACGCAGCTCCCGCCGAATATCCTCCATTACAGCCCTCACAGTGTAGTCGTTGAGGTCGTAATCCTTCAATTCAGCACGACGACGCTTGTAGTCTTCTTCCATGTTGGCAGGCATCAGACCGGTGTTCGCGGCTTTGTGGATGAAAGTGTCCCAGTACCTTGAGCGAACGCCTTCCAAGCACGCCATTCGAAGTTCAACGCCGGAATCCCTCCAAGGATGGTCGTCCACGGCCAGTTTGACATAGGGCTGGTCGTAACACTCAGAGCCTCTCATTATAAAGGGCTTGACCTCTTCGTAGGAGCCAATGAAGGAGTTGCAAATACGAGCCTTGAGCTCAAACTCCTCAATGATGTCCTGCGGAAACTTCTTCCGCCAGTCGGGGAGGAACGGCTTGACCGTCTCATAGTCCTTCAGGTCGCAGATGCTCTCGCTCAGAATATCCGCCTCGTTCCGGCTGTCTCTGCGCGTAGGCTTAATGTTGGCGTAAATGATAGCCCACTCAGGAGCCGTCCGCTTCGCCCTATCGCGCTTAAACGCCTTCTCCACGAGAAAGACAGAAGAGTCCGTCTTTTTCAGTATGAAGGACAGGCTCGCATCTACAGCCAGTGTAGAGTAGGGAACAATGGCAAGAAGCTGACCGCCGTATTTCTGCAGCATGGTTACAGCCTTACCAACCCAGCGGGCAGCGAAAGAGGGGGAGACAGACGATGTGTGGGCGAACATGATGAGGGGATAGGGTTTCAGTGTATTGAACTTTGCAAAGTCGTCGTAGACGACACGGATGCCTTCTTCCTTCAGCGTTTCCGCCACACAAACATCTTCTACCACGGTATCCAAATACTTTTCACCGTAATATGCGGTTTCGTGCTGCCAGACCTTGTTCTTGTTTCTGTACCAGCCGGCAAAGCGACGGAAGCACTCGTGAAGCTGCAGCTCACTCATGTCCCCGCAAATGGGGTTCAGAATGTCGCCATCGCGCACGGCAGACCAGTCCACCATGCGGAGTGCCTTACCGCAGACGTAAGAGGTGAGAGTTTCAGGTGCGGTGGCGTACCGCTGTCTGGCCTTGGGCGCGTACTTCTCGTAAGTGCCCACGCCGTCGCGTTCGAACCAAGCTCTGAACTTCTCCTTCGCCCCTGCGATGGTAGAAGATTGGCTGCCGTAGATGTACTCGCCGCGAGCCCAATAATCAGTGCCGCAATGGGCGAACCGATATGCCATATAGTTCTCGGTGTCATCGCGGAGGGTATCTCTGTTCTCAAGGATGTACCCCACATTCATACCCTTGTAGTAGATGTCCGTTACGGTATCTTTGTATCCGGAATCCTTTCCGGGTGCTAAAAAGGACAGATGAATTCTACTCATTATTTTCTCCTTTCTCCCAGCCTTTAAGGTCTTATGGGAACAAAATGGTGACATTGAAAGTTACCTTTAATGCTGCTTTCTGTCTTCCACAATCGCAGAAAGTGTCTCTTCAAGCGGTAGCCGAATCACTTTCCCTGACAGCGGTCCGTCTTCGTCCACGCAGCGAACCACAATAGGATAGGTGCGTGCGTTGGGCTGGATGCCGATGATAATGTAATCATGGTCAACCACAGAAAAAAATTCCCTGTACGCAATGTCGATACCTCTCCATGTAAGCCAGTGTTGGATGTGTGACTTATTTCTGTAAAAAGCAGCCTCCTCGTCTCGTTCCTTTTCCAGAGCCAGCGCATCCTTGTCTTCATACTCTTGCTCATAGAGGATTTCGGACATCTTCTCACGGAGAATACGAACTTCCTTGTGGTCAGACCCGTTCCCGATGCGCCGCCCGACGACATATTTCTCCGGGCGGTATTTATCGGCGGCGACAAGTTCGTATTCGTACCGTCCCATTTTGAACACGATACCGAAATCACTCGGTATCAACTTGCGCTTAGTTGGAACATTCTGCTGTAGGTCAGCGAGGCAAGCACAGAAGGCATCCCATTCGAATTTCTCGGTGGGAATACTTTCGTCATCGTAGTGGGATGTACGGTAAAACCGACACTCGAACTCATCTGCCAGCCCCACCGTCTTGCCAGCAAATCCACTCGCTTGGGGGAGTTGCCTTTCAGTAACACGGGCCGTGTCTCTCGGCAAAACGACAGCTCTCGTACCAAACTGTGATGCAACGTGCTGAATACACGGGAGCACATCACGGAGAATAAGCTCGCGGCACACCTGTGAGCAGTAGGATTTATCCAATACAACGCGGATTAAAACGACAACGGCGTTGCTGCCGACCTTCTTAATGCGGGCACTGTCTTGACGCTTAACATTGAAGCGGCCTGTGCCAAAGGGGTCTTTACAACAGTATTCCTTGTCCTTCAGCGCGTCCTCCACGGAATCCAGCAACATATCACGAATCTGTTTGTCCACACCTTTTTCAAAAGGGATGGTCAGGTTGTCGTCGCTCCAGTTTCCGGACTTGGTGATGAGGGTTTGTGTATCCATGTTTTTTCTCCTTTCTTTTTTTTACGGAAGTTCAGTCGGCGATGAACGCTGCTCTGTCCAACCGCACAGGGCAGGGGGGGGGAGAGGCAAAGCCTCCCCCGCTGCTTGAGTCTTCAGCCCGTTTCCCGCGCCTGTGCAACGTAGTCCAGAAGCTCCCAGCCAAAGGGAAAGACGTGCCCGCAATCGGGGCTTCCATCCTCAATACAAACAGCAGAAAACTTCCGCGTTCGTCCGTTGGGATAAATGGCCGTAAGCATAAAGCTCTTTCCGCTGACATCGAAAATCTCTTTGTACGAGAGGGTTTTAATGCCTGCAGCGGCCAGTTCATCGTCAACGAGAGGTACATTCTTGAGGAATGCCTCCTCTTCATCTTTTGCTGTTTCCACGGCGATGGTTTCTTCGTCCTTTCCTTCCTGCTCAAAGAGGGCCTTTTCTACATCCACCCGAAACAGGCTTTCCTCCTCGCCGGTTTTTTCGCCGGTCTCGCGTCTCACCAAAACGCGGGTGAATGGAGTTTCGGCGTCTACGCCAATAATGCGGACTGTTGCGTCGCTTCCCGTGCCCAGTGGGTACTGGAACGCCTTGCCGAAATCCTCTGCGAGAAGGTCTCGCTTTGGTTTCTCACCCTGCTTGCGGACGGCGGCACAAAGTTCATCCTGCCGCTGCAAACTCACACAACGGCAGTACGAATCCCAGATGATTTTATCGTTGGGAACCATACTGCTGTTCGCATAGACCGAGTGGAAGAACCTCACAGAGAACCAGTATGGTTGAGGTTCACTTTGGTTTCCGCTTTGAGCCGAGATGCCAAAGATTCTTCCGTCTGACGTACGAATACTGTTCGGCGTCACTGTGTAGCGAGCAGACCAGCGAGACGCAACACTCGACACGACCGGTTCAAATTCGGACATGATATAGTCTCGAAAAAGACCGCTCAGGTGCAGGGTTTGCCCTCGTTCCTCGTTCAGCAGCAGGCCCACCACAAACTCTGTAAAGTACGGACTTGCGACTTCGTTAGGAACCAGCTTGCAAAAACGTGAAGGAGGTGTACCACAGCGCCTTATGCCGAACGGGTCTCCATCACAAAAATAGTCGTCAGAGAACTTTTTTGTAATGGAATCAATGAGGTCGTCGTGCAAATTTTCTGCTACGGAATCGTGGGCACAGTAAGTGTCGTTTTTCAGAAAAGGACTCTGCATTGCTGTATCCAGCTTTTGACTGAATGCGCTCATATAACAAAATCGTCTCCTTTCCCCCTGCCTCAGATAAGGACTTATGGGAATAAAAATGTAGTATATATAAAAAGACAGTCGCTCCCCCAAAAAAGGAAACAACTGTCTTGAATATGATGATGTGACTTTGAAACGGAGATAAATCTCCTTATAAGAATATCTTCGTAATTATACTACTATACTACCACATTCATGTATTTTGTCAATGATTTCAGGCAAAAGAAAAGCGCCCGTAGGGGCGCTTTTCGGTCGTAAGGTCTCTCCTTTCAGGCGGTAAATCTGTGTGCGCTGATAATGCGGAGTAGCTCCCAGCCAAAGGCCTTTTTGTGAGCCTTTTCCTTCCCCTCATCATCGTCAAGACAAATGGCCGTGAAGACGTGCTTTCGTGCCTTAGGGTGGATGGCGGTGATGACATAGCTGCAGCCGCAGAAGTCGAACATCTCACGGTAGACGATGTCGATGCCTTCCTCGTCGAGTCGGCGTTGGATGACCTGCTTGTTCTTGTAGAACATAGCTTCTTCCTCCTTGCCTGACTCAATATGCTGGGCAGCAGCCATGCTGTCCTCAATATCTCGCAGAATCTCTTCCACGCGGTTGAAAGGCCATTCAACGGTCTTGCCGGGTTCCTTGCCGTCCATCTGGCGGAGGGATACTCCAATGGAGAGGCTATTTTTGTCGATACCCTTGATGCAGTATGTCGTTTCAATATAAGAGAACAACCTGCCGTAATCGGAATACTTCAGTTTATAGACCGGCTGCATGATAGCTTTATCCGCTTTATGAAGCCTGAAGTGTTCCTCTCTCTGCCGGCAGAATGCATCCCAGATGATTTTGGAATCAGGAATATCCTTGTCGGCATAGTAGGATGTCCGATAGAAGGCAAAGGAAAACTTTGCAACATAGGTTTTCTCGACTCGCGGCAATGAATCAGGCTTCGCATTTGAGTAGGCGTTTTTCGACATACTGGACCAACTCGTCTGAATACGTGGCACAGTGCCCAGCACCTGTTTCGGTGCAAACACACGCGCACTGTGCTTCGCCGCAGCTTGCTTCGCAGCAGCCATGACATCATCATACATATCCGTCCAGCAGAACTTCATTCCCCGCTTATTATCTGCAAAGAGCATATTGTTGAGGCAGATTGCAAGCGATACATGGGTGATATTTGCAGCTTCACCGGAAACATAGCAGATGTTGATGCGACGGTTGCCGCAGCGGACCTCGCCAAAGGGGTCCTTACAGCAGTAGTCTTTGTCCTTCAGCGCATCATAGACGTAGTTGCACAGTGCCGTGCAGAGGGATGAACCCTCTGCACGTCCTGTGCCGTCTGCTGTGTCAATGGTTTTCAAATCCATAGCGTTCTCCTTTCTTGATTTTTAAGCCCACTGTCTGCGGTCGGCGATAACTCGTTTAATTACCTCTTGATACGTGAGCTTGAGCTTTTCACCGACAGCTTTTTCTTCTTCGTCCTCAACGCAAGTAGCGGTGAAGATGTAAGATTGACTTTGCGCGTCCGGTGTAATTGCAGTTAATGCATAGGTGCGCTTGGCGTACTGGAACATTTCACGATACATAAGGGACACTCCATCACGAGCGAGGGCGGCTTTGATGCAATCCCTGCCTTCGTAAAAGTCTACTTCTTCCTCCTTTGCAGCCTTCAGCTTTCGTGCGGGGATGTCGGCATCATCATCAAAAAGAGGTCGCCGAAGATTTGCCAACGGAACCACTATGATGCCTTCGTCTCCCGTACTTCCCGCAGGCTGCAGTCGCACGTCCAAATAACTGAACTCGTCCGCAAAGCCAACAATACGATACATGGCACCCTCATAGAGAAACTCACGCTCATAATCGGTTGCTTTTAGCGGATAGAAAGGCATATGAGGAGGGCCGCTGGTGCGTCCTTTTTCATCTTCAATATCCTCTTGCAATCGCAGGCATCGGGCATCCCAGACGATTTTCTCATCAGGCACGTTGGGGTTGTTGTGGTACGGCGTCCGGATGAACTCGATACCGAACACCGCAAACCTGAATCTCCGTCCAGCACCATTGTGCTTTGTTCCGAATGACGGCTTTTGCACGAAAATCCGCGCCTTATACGTGTCCGCCACATACCACAAAGCCGCCTTAATATCATCACGCATCTCAGAAACACATGACTCAACGTACTTTGGATTGTCTGCGTCTACGATGAGGTTGAGTGTGACTTCTGTGATATTAGCTTTTTCGTACGAAACTTTGCACGGGCGGGGAAGGTCGGGGTCATTTCCGTAGCGTTCTTTTCCGAAGGGGTCTTTACAGCAATAGGCCTGACCCTTCACATTGAACTCAATAACCTGCTTGATAAACTCGCAAAGTCCGTCTTTGTTGCTAATTGTACCCGCACCAACGGTGGTATCGAGAGTGTGCAGGTTCATGTTGTTTCTCCTTTCTTCAGAGTTTTCCTCCATCACGTTCGGTGCGAATTGCTTCAATGACATCCCCGAACGAGAAGAACAGGACATCATCAAAGGTTTCGCCGGATTCATCCACACAGACAGCACCGAAGATGTCTTTGGCCTTGGTAGGTATGATGCCGACCAGTGCGTAGGTCAAGCCATCAAGCTCAAACATCTCACGATACATCACGTCCACGCCAACACGGTCCAGCAGGGCTTGGATATGCTTTTTGTTTTCGTAAAAAGCAGTTTCCGCATCCCTTGAGACACTGACATTCTGCATCTCGGCAAGGTACAGGGCGTGTTCAACGAGGGACAAAGATATCTCTGTGGTATCGCCCTTATCTTGACCGTCTACGCCCTGCACAAGCACCTCGTCCATGCTGTTTTCGCCCATTCCGATGATACGATACAGGGAGCCTCCGAGAAGGAATACCTTCCCAAAATCGGAAGGCTGAATGGTGTAATCAGTTTTCTGGCCGGCAGCAAATCGCGTATCTCGAATCTGACCGCAGCGTTTGCACCAAATGTCTCTGTTGGCATCCCAAATGATTTTCTCATCAGGAATGCCGGTATCCTTAGCGTAGGGCGTTGATATGATGTAGCCGTATAATGCGGCTGATTGGAATAGAGAGCCTGAGCGAGCGCCCATTGCCGCAGAGCAAAACGGCTGCTTCTTGATGATAGCTCGCGCCGAGTGCTTGTTTGCAATAGGCTTTATTGCAGCGCTTACGTCCCTCAGAATGGCCGCAGCCACGTCACGAGGCAGCGGGTTTATTCCGTAGCCGCCATCCAACGCAATGTTGATGACCAGCTTTAAGATGTTGTGCTCCTTGCCGAAGACATAACACATATCTCCAGCATCAGCGCCGTAGCGCTTCTTGCCGAAAGGGTCTTGTCCACAATAGTTCTTGTTCCGAAGAGTGTATTCAAGCCCTGTGCGAATGTCTGTCAACAGCAAATCGGAGTCGATTTGTTCAGCACCGTATGCGGTGTCCAAAGCATCTAAATCCATGGTATTCTCCTTTCTTTTGTCTTCGGCAGCTCAGGCGGCGACGCACACTGCACCGCTGTCCGAACCGCGCAGAGCAGGGGAGAGGCGAACCTCTCCCGTGCCTGAATCAATCAGGGTCCCTGCATTCCGCCATGCGCTCGATGAGGTCCCACCCGAAAAGAACACGGTGTCCATATTCGGGGGAGTCTGCATCACAGCAGACAGCACCGAAGATGTTTGTCCGTGCATTCGGAAAGATTTCGGTAAGCACAAAACTTGTACCGAGCGTATCGAAAATCTCTCTGTAGGTTACATCGAGCTCTTTCCACGCTTCAAGCATTTCAACCCAAGACGACATACTCGTCTGCCATGAGTGGACCATGCGTTTTGTGAGACTTATTTTGTTCTTGTAAAACAACGCCTCCTCATCTTTAGCCTTCAGCACGGACAACGCAGTTTTGTCCTCGAAGTCATCCTCGTAAAGTGCAAGTTCAATGTCCTTAGCCCTCACATCTACCTTTTTGCCAGCGTTTTTCCCCTTGACGTATTCGAGTACGACAGAGGAATTGGGCTTCTCATGGTTGATGCTGAGAATACGGACAACAGGACTACGAGAATTTCCCGGCTTGAGGGGGAATTCACGACCGAAGTCCGCTGCACACAGCTCGTGCTTCGGAAGCGACTCTTTGCTTACTCTCCGGTCAACCATTGCCTTTCGACAGTAGGCGTCCCAAAAGATTTTCTCGTCTGGAATCTCCGGATTGTCGAAATACGTCGAGTGGGCGAAGGTGAAATCAAAGTGAAAGAGGGGAAATGCAGCTCCATTAAGGGAGAACCGTCGTTTCTCTCTGCCTTTCACAAAGCAACGTGCTGACCACTGTTCAGCGGCTACCTTTACGGCCCGTTCCAACTTTTCCTGCAGTTCGTCTATAAACGTCGGCTGCGGGGCCCCCATCTGTGACAGCTTTTCGAGAAGCAGTGACAGCTTTTCGAGAAGCAAGATGTTCACAGAATAGTGTGTGAGATAGAAGCATTCATCGTCATCGGAGACTTTGATGTCTGCCAGCGCATCAGGGAAATCGCTTCCGTAGGACATATAAGTCTCTGATGTCCGGCAGAATGTAGTTGGGTCAATACCCAAACGCTTCACACCAAAGGGGTCTCCCTCACAGTCAGGTTCATTGCTGAACGCATTTTGGACGACATCAATGATTGTGTCACGGATATTCTCCATGATGATAGCATTGGCGTGATACTTTTCGTGCTTGAGGATAGGTCTTGGAACCATCGTGTCAATGGCACGTAAATCCATGTTTTTTCTCCTTTCTCCCTGCCTTTGATAAGGACTCATGGGAATATAAATGTAGTAAATATATAAAAAGACAGCCGCGTCCAAAGGGAAGCAACTGTCCTGAATATGATGATGTGACTAAAAACGGAGATAAATCTCCTTATAAAAATATCTTCGTAATTATACTTATATACTACCATGTTTCGGTATTTTGTCAACGGCTTTCCCGCTCCATGCGGGTATTTGCAAAAGAAAAAGCTCCCACAAGGGAGCTTTTTCGTGGTTAATTATTTAGAGGTTCTCGTCCAGTACACCGTCGTATCTCAAATGATGGGAAATATCGCGGGTGATATGGTTGAGTTCCTCATTCAGTAGGCGCCATATCCGGTGTTTGAAGCCACGGGCAGCAGCCCAGCTCAAAAGTCCTGCTACAGAGAACAGGAGGCACCGAACCACAAGGCTGCCGCCGGACATGGAATTGTCCATGCTCGCAGCACCGATGGTGCCAAAAATTGCGATGATGCACACAATCAGCAAAGAGATGCTGATAACGTACAAGGTCTTAAACTTCTTGTTTTCAGTAATTCTGCGATTCATTTTATTCTTCTCCTTTCAAGCGTTTCGGGTATATTCTCATTTGCGGTTGAGTTTGATAGCTTCAATGACAGCGTTGTAAGAAAGCCTACATCTCTTGCCGGCATATTCACCGGTTTCATCAATGCACTCGGCGAGGAACGGATACTTACGCGCTTTTTTGATGACGCCTACAAGTTGGAACTCGTGGGGTTGTGTTTTAATTCGAATTGAAAACACTTCACGGTAGACAACATCTATTCCGCTGGCTACGAGCTTCTGCTGGATGAAGCGCTTGTTCCGATAGAACTCGGATTCCTCCGCATGGCTCTTTTCAATGGCCAACTCGGATTTGTCCTCGTACTCCATCTCATAGAGTGCTCGTTCCAGCTCCTGTCGCTTAATTCGTCCCCTGAACTTCAGGGCACGATAACCGCTCGTCCGCAGGACGTCGATGTAATTCTCTCCGTCCGTAGCACTCTGGCTTACAGATGGACCGAGAATTTTGTAGGTGTATTTCCCATACGGGAATTCCTTGCCCCAATCGTCGGGCCGCAGCTCGCGCTTCTCAGACTTCTTGGACGACCTTGCTCTGGCTCGACAGAAGGCGTCCCACATGATTTTCTCGGTGGGTTCCGGCGAACTGTAGTAGGGCGTCTTGAAAAAGCAAACCTCAAACGGGAAGACAGGAATGGAGCAGACTTGGTTCGTGTTGGTCGTTGCGTGCAGCACCCTGTCCACGGTGGAACATGAAGTGTTGCAGGCAACGAAGGAACGGGACTCGTACCGATTGGCAACAGTCTCCGCAATACGCTCCAAATCCGCCTTTGCATCATTGCGTTCGATTTCCGTACGGTATATTGAGTCGCGGTTTGCGACGATGCGAACCGACACGCAGGTAATGGTCTCCGTCTGCCTTACGTAGCCAAGAGAACTTCTGGAGAGGTCATGCCGCTTCAAACCGAGAGGGTCTTCCTCACAGTAAGTATGCAGCCCTTCTTCCAGAGTGTTCTGAATTTCATCCAACAAGTCTGTCAGCAGATGTTCCTTATTCGTCGGAGTTGCGTTGGCAGAAGTGTCGTAGAAATAAGGCGCAGCCATCACAACACCTCCGCAAGAGCCACCATTTCGTCGAAGAAGTCGTCCATGTGGTAAACGTCGCCGATAATGTGCTGGTTTTGGTGTGCGTAGGAGCAGTTACAGGTATTCAGAAGGTTGCCATCCACCGTAAGGCAGATGTTGCCTTCGTTTACCATCACACTGCCATCCGGCCACTTCTCGACCGCAATACTCTCATTGCCCAGCTCACGCTTCGGATAATCTGTCTCAAACAGGTCTTCTGCACGTCCCTCGTTGATGAGGTTGACTCTGTCCCAATCAATGCGCTTGTCCTCTTCACGGAAGTAGGAGAGACCCTTCAGCAGCACGATATTCTCATTGGGAATATCCTCATGGAATTGGTCGTCGGAAAGAGCAAGACCGCAGATTTCCGTGTCATCCTGTTTGGCGCAGTAGCTATACCACCGCAGGGAAGCAACAGCCAGCTCTTCCACGTTCTCCTTGCCGTTGGTGACGATATAGAAGCCATTCACAGGGATGTCATACTTCAGGCACAGCTCACGGAACTGGTCGATGGCGCGGCAGTTGAGAGACGGTTCGCCTCCGGTAAATGTCACGCAGCCGATGCCGCCCACATGGCGCAGCAGAGCGTCCATGACCTCGTAGGAGATGTCCTTGTTCTCCGCCTCGCCTCGCAGACAGTGAGCGCAGTGCATATTGCACCGACGAGTGACTTCAACCACAAGTGAGTCGAAAAAAACATAATTGCCAGTTTTCATAGCAGTTCTCCTTTCATGTATTTCAATAAAAAAAGGAGAGAGCCTCATAGACTCTCTCCTTTCAAAATAGGGGTTAATCGGCCTGACAATCGCAGGAAATGAGCTGACCGCCGCATTTCGGGCAACGCTCACAGTCGCAGCCGGGGTGGTGATACCCACCAACCATGGAGCCGCAATCGCCGCAGCGGAAATCGGGGTCATTCAGTTCTTCACAGCCAAAGTAGAAGTCGCCCGGTGCGCCGACCTTAATGGGGTCAGCACGGGAGCCATCTACGAAGCGAATGGTGATTTTGCGACAGCCTTTGGCCTTCAGCATTTCACGACCGCAAAAAGCGCATTTCGCCATGGCTTACCCCGCCTCCTTTTTCGGAACCTCGACCTCCACGACAACGATTTTCCACGAGTGGGATACGCCGTTATGGAGAGCCCAAGCCTCCAAGCCGCCGATGTCGTAGTTCGTCGTGAGAGGCTCGTCAGGGAGCTTCTCCCAGCCGAATACCATCCTCAGCTCCTCGTCCATGACGTTTTGAGCCGCAAGGTAGTTGTCGAACTTCTCAACAACGATTTTGGAGCGGTACGCTCCGGTATGAGTAGTGCCATCGGCATGGAGCGGGCAGGTGGAATGAATGAGAATGGCAGGGAAGGCCTTTTCCTTAGGGTTGGCCTTCTCCTCGGCAGCCTTATTCTGGACTTCCAGCGCAGCAGCCACGCGCTCAACGTTCTTTACGAGGGAAGGGAAATCGCTCATAAAGAACTTGCGGCCCATGATAGTCTCATGCAATTCAGACATTTTGAAATCTCCTTTCTTTTCTACGGAACCAGACGGATATAGCTGGTGATGTCCTTGGCAGGGATACCGGATGGACACTCGGACTTGGGAATGAGAATGTATCCTCCATGTTGGCTTTCTTCCACAGAATCAACACATTCCATGTACCGACCCTTATAGCGGAACTTGACCGCATAAACGTGGCCTAATGTCTCCGTATCCACGACGTCATCCAGCACCTTCTGAATCAGTCGCGCATCGTTGCGAACAGCATAGACACCGGCACCGTCGTCCTCGCCTACGGCCATGTCGCCGAAGGCAGAGGGTCGGATACCAGTCTCCAGAATGGAGCCGAGTCGGTCTTCCGTGGTCACATGGACGAGTTCAACCTCCTCACAGAGCATCACGTATTTCACTTGGCATCCTCCTCGCATCCGCCGCAAAAGAAGTCCTCATCCGCGAAGCTGATGCCTTCGAAAGCGTGGAACACGATTTCGTTGGGAATCTGGTCGTAGAAAGCGATGCTGGCGACAGAGTCGCGCTCCTCATCAGAGAGGCGCTGGAACTCATCGCACTCGCTGTCGTAGAACAGCTTCTGCTTCAGCACGGACAGCATATCCGGCGTGAGCTGATAGACGCTCATATAAGGTCTTTCATCCCGCAGCGCGTTGGCAACATCCACCAAGGGGCACCTTACGCAGCCCATCCGATTGGCTCCCTCGTCTTTATCCATCTGCCGGCAAGCACGCCCATAGTAGCCGCAAATCTCCGGCGTCCGGTCTGAGGACTTGGTGTTCATGGAACATTTCTCATATTCCTTCTGCACCGCATCGGTGATGATGGGGAATACACGGCAACCATTCTCAGACATTTTCGTTTCTCCTTTCAATTTTAGGTTTAGCAGCTTTTTACGCACTCCGACAAGCTGATGATAGCTTTCCGAAGCTCGTCCGTTCCCGGAACAGACCAGAGGCAGACGGCATAATAGACGTTCTCCATATCTGTCAGAGCCGCCTTCAGTTCGTTGGGCTCGCCGGAAGCCATGGCATCACGATAGTGTGCCATGGCGTTTTCAATGAGCTTCTGCCTTTCGATATTACTCATGGGCAGCCTCCTTAGTCCCATCGTTCAGCTCGGCAGGGAGGAAGTCCATGCAGCAGCTTTCGCCATACACCGCATCTTCAAGATTACGGTCAGGCAGCCGGTGAATCAGCCTCGGCAGTAGACAGCCGCCGTTCCCGTCGTGATATACGCAGGCGGTGGCTCCGCAGATGATGGAAGAAAGCTCTTGCGCTTCCGCAGGCTCTTCCTTCGCCTCACACTCCAGCCACTCCTCATAGCAGGGCCAGACCTCGGAGCTGAATCCGCAGTCGCGCTCCCACTCGCTGAATAGTTCCTGAATGCTTCCGGCGTTCTGGCAGTTCTCGGACAGTTCATCCAGCTCGCAGAACAACTCCTGCAGCGTATGCCCGTGGTCGGACATCCACTTGAGTTTGAACTGCTCGTAAGCACGGAAAGACTCCGGCGTATTCGGCGTACAAGGGGAGTTGGCAGTCGCGGAGGAACGGGAGTACCCCGCTGCTCGCAACGCTTCATCCATCGTCGCCTGAGCGTTACTCAGCAACGCCTGATTCTCGGTGTCCAAAACACCATTTTCCAGCTCGTCGGTGATGATATGCCGCAGTGCATCAATCTCGGCGGCGGACAGAATAAGGAAGATGTGCTTACTCATTCTCGCCCACCTCCTTTTTCCGAGAACGCCACAAATCATACGGCATAGGGGGCGCATACGGGAGATTGGCAATGCCACTATCCCAGTAGCCGGATTTCAAAGAATCCTTCGCAGCCTCCTCAGTAGAGAAGACATTGTACTTCCCCATACGGCACTCGAAGGACGCTTGCACACCGTCAAGGTCCGTGAGGGTGAAACACGTACCGGTCCAGTAAATGTCGCCCCCTTCGTAATCACGCTCAAAGGTGAGGGAAGTAATGTTGACAGGATACACAACGAGATTTCGGGCGGCATAATACCGTCCGCACTTGTTTATCCGCATCTCATTCCAGATGATGAATACGGTGTCGCCGATGCCAACAGGAAAACCGTCTGCCGTCATAGGAACGGGGAGTTTTCTTGAAACATCCATACAAAATTCTCCTTTCTCCCAGCCTGTGTTAAGGTCTTACGGGAACAAAAATGTAGTAAATATATAAAAAGACAGCCGTTCCCAAACGAGAACAACTGTCTTGAATATTTAATGTGACTGAAAACGGAGACAAAGCTCCTTATAAAAATATCTTCGTAATTATACTACTATACTACCACGTTTCATTATTTTGTCAACGCCTTTTGCATACTATTACGGAAGCTGTCCTGTATGTTCGCAGAAAAAAAGCAAAGAGGTAGGCACATGAGCCCACCTCTTTACTTATAATCATTGCTTTTACAGAGAGGTCTCGGCTTATTGAAGAACCGAGTTCTCGCACTACTCCAAAACAAATTCGGAGAATTAAAGTGCCTCAAGGACACAGATATTATCAAGATTGATTACTTCATACGGTGTGTGCTTGGCATCGTCAGACACACAGAGCTTCAGTTGCTCTTCCACGTAGGCAAGGTGTTCACCGTCTTCATCAAACGAGAAGCTCTCGTCTTCCTTAGCTCGCTCCAAATAAGACTCACGCATGGCAGCCCAGTTCGCCTCAATGTCCTCGGCACACGCAGTAAGGTGCCTATCGGCATTTTTCACTAAAAGGGCGCCAACAATACCGCCAGCCTTATTCTTCACGATGACCGTTCCCGGCCCAAACTCGTCCCCATCATTACACAGAGCATTTTCAATGGTTTTGTGAGCGTTCTCGATACTCTTGATTGCCACCCAATCCTCCAGAGGCGTAGCACCAGAAAGAGCCTCGTTCATGCCGCATCTTGAGCAGATATAAACTTCATGGTATCTGCTTAGACTGTTTTCGCTGATATCCACCCGCATCTCGTTGCCGCAGCAGGGGCACTGCATCTGCATACCCTTTACTTGAAGGGCATAAATATTGCTCAGTATCTGCTTCATATCTTCTCTGTTCATTTGTTTTTCCCTCCTTCTTTTTTGTAAAAACCCTCACACACGACCTGCGTGCGTTTGTGTGCGTTCCGTGTGCGTTTTCCGTGCGTTGTTTTCATTACCCGCCGAAGAAGAACCGCCACATTGGGTCTACGTTTTCCATATCCGGCTTAGTTGCATCTGCAAACATCTCCGAATAGTGCGCGATATGCTCATCCGACAGGGAAACAAAATCTTCGCCCTGTGCGCCGACCACGAAGAATGGTCCGTAGATTACATCGCCCGGAAGTTTTCGGTTTGGCTGCATTCCATTGAACTTTCCTTCCTCGTTGCAACAAAGGATAACTCCCGGCTCTAAGCAAACTGCCTCTATGCTGCCCTGTACCTCATCCTGCAGGGCTCGCAACTCCGATTTGATTTCCTTTACATAAGGAACCTTGTCTGGCTCAATCTTTAGAATTCTCATCGCTTAATCCCCCAGAATCTCCCACTTAAACTCTTCAAACTCTTCTTCAGTGGGGTCGAAGAAATCGCCGGTCATGTCCTCATACCGCTCCAGTGCTGCCCAGACAGCGTCGTCCTTCGTTTCAACCCCATCGAATTTGGAATGAAAGATAAGGTTTGCCAGTGCCGCAATCTTCTTTTTGGGACCGAAGTATTTTCCAGAGTCGATTACCTCGTCATACAATTCACGGTAAGTCATAGTTGAAACCCCTTCGTATCTGCAATTTGCAGCGGCTCGCGCCACATCATCCGGCGCCCCGCCTGTCCA